TTTAAGTTGTTTTATAACATAGTCTCGTATATCAATCCAAAGTTTATCAACTTCCTTTTCAAATCCCTTATGTACCTTACCAAACGCATGCTTAGCCTCTACAGAATCAACATTTAAATCGGCTTTAATATCGGACCATGATTTAACTTCCGTACCCCTGAATGCGAGTATAAAGTATTCATCGTTATATGCTGCATGAGCCTGAGCGCCACCTTTATCAAAATATTTATGTCTTGAAAATCCCATAGACTTAAATGAGGCTTTAGCTTCCTTACCGCTTAGATATGCGGCTTCTGAGCACTTTGCCATCGTCCAACCTAACTTCTTTCCATTGAAACTCATTGTTACTCTCCGTTTTATAATATGTATGTACTAACCAGTACAAATACAAGCATTACAATCGTTAGAACTCCAACTGCATACTTCAATCTCATGAGAACCTTTTCACGATGGAGTCGGGCTCTTCTGGAGTTGTTTGCGCGCTTAAGTTCTAACGACATGCCGTGAATCCAGTTTTGTGGAAAAGGTTTGTCCGTATTTTTTCTCATCACATATCCTTCCTAAAATTGAGTATTTTTTCCATAATATGTTAGCTTCTCTTTTTTCATTCTTTGAAAGACCAGTCTTAGAGGTTTCATAGTTATCTATTACTACTGCTGAATGGAGATCTTTCTTAAACTCTTCGCCAAAGCATACAAACTCTTGGCCGGTTTTATCTGACTTGGCTGCCTCAGCCCATCTAAGTATTCTCAGAACCAGGGCTTTTGATTTACGCATGTCACCTTCATCCGGTGAAGTATTCTTGTTCCTTCTACTCCACATGTCGTCTGTGTGATGTTTATTCCAAGTCATACAAGGTTACGTCTTGTTTGCAATCTGAGATAAAGACTTACCCTTGATTGCGTTCTCTCTATCGCCATATTTTACATATTGCTTTGTGAGTTCAACATGTACTTTACGTAGGCCCTTGAAACCGGCCATTCTGAATTGTTGATCGACTGATTCAAAAGTAATTAACCTTCGCGGGTTCTTCATCTTACTCGCTAAGATATCATACAACGCGGCTCGTTCTTCAACGGTCCATTTTTTCCAATCTTTACGATCAGTCTTTTCTAAAAGTTCCTTTTTACCACGAATCTTGTGGTCTGGGTCATGAACCAGTTTTCCGTCAATTCGGATCCAGTCTGTATATTGTGGGTTTGCAGCCATAGTGTTCCTTCCTGTTAAGCTATTAAGTGTTTTTCTAAATAAGATTCGAATCCAGTGTAATCAACGTAATCTGGATGTCCATTCATCGCAGCATTAAAATCTGGATGTTCATCGCAGTAAGTGTTCCAAAAATCGTCTTCGTCAACTTCTGGTTCTGGTATCTCTCTGTCTAAATCTATTTCAGTAGATACAAATTCCATTCTGACGGGTTTAACGACGTTATTGCCGAACTGGTCTTTTGAATGTTCCATTATTTGATAATACCTAGGATCCTCATTTCTATAGTCATCCGCTGAGATGTCCATAACATCTGCGTGTTCTAAGCAGTTAGCACATATATCACAATAAGTGATTGGTGCTGCACAGCATGTTGATAATTTATCTTGTTGTATTTGTTTAGTCATTTATAACCTCTTTTATTGTACGGTCTAACCTAAGCATAAAAAACGACAACCCAAAGACATTTACGAATAAAAACGTTATAATCCTTTAGCTAAGCTTGGTGAAGTATTCATAACCTCATCAAGAGGTACATCTGGTTCATCTATAATCGATTTCTCTATCTCATCTTTTAAATAGTAAAGACTACATCTGGCGCCGTCAATATAACTTCGTGAATCACTGGTGCCAGGGTAGTCTGGTAAAGAATTGTTAGCATCATCTAGATCATTTTCTATTGATTCCAGCATCTCTAATATTTCATCATTTTTCATTATATATTCCATCCTTTGGAGAGAAGCAGCGGGGTAACTCTATAAATCCTACTACCGACTTGCACTTTAACGTTCTTACGCATGATCTTAATTACCTTACCTTCGAGGGTGCCATTATGTTTAATAGTCACTTTATCACCTACGGCGAATCTTAATCTATCAGAAGCGGCTATATCTCTCATCCGGTCAATTACGTTACGGTTAAGAGCCATAAGTCCGTTATAGTCTAAGCGGTCAAGTTGTTTTAATAGTGTTTTAGTCATGTTGTTTGTTTTCCTTATTTATTGTACGGTCTAACCTAACATAAAAAAACGACAAGCCAAAGACCTTTACGAAACTATTTCTAGTATACTGTAAATTGAATATGGGATGTCCATATATGGATTAATCCCTAATGGTTGTTTTATTATACTTTTTAGATATTACACTATCAGAATAATATAAAATTTAGATATTGCACTATAAGAATTAATACTAATTTGAGTATTACAAACCGGAGTCATATTCCAAGTACAGTTAATACCACTTTCTGATATTAACGGACTACGTAATATAATGTTGGCCATGACCAAGAAAGAGGACCAAGAACTATCCCGTGATCCCACTCATTATGAGTAAGCATATATACTGTCCTACTAGCTCTGGGCCAGTCCTGATACCCTAGCAGGCCCGGCGCTGAGCCGAAACGCAAACGCTTTGCGGTTTCCAGGCAAACTTACCCGCAAAGCGGTCACTGGGGGCATGCCTGCCCGGGCCTGCACTGGCCTGCACTGGGAAGCTGGTAGGTTGGGAAGCTGGTGGGCACTCGACACGAAGCTGCCCAGGTGAGGCATCTCGGTACCTATTAACCTGGGCAGCTTGTGTACAATAGTGAGGTTACACTATATATCTATTAGTTGTTATCTTCATCTTCTACATCTGTAAAGAGCTCATCGGATGATCCATCTGAGGTATACTTCTGGAGAAGCTGTTTGACGAATGTTCTCTCACTCTCTAAGCCACCAGCTGAGTCGAACTTGGGTAGCACGGATACTTGAGCTGCTTCGTCTAGTGTGAAGCCGTCGTATACTAAGCCGGTCAGCTCTACGCTGGTTCTGGTGGATATGTGTGTGGAGAGCTTCCCTTCTTCTTGGGATGATTCTTGTCGAGTGATCCACGCTAATTCAGCTATGTTCTCTCTAGTGGCGTTATCAACGTGGGGGTATAGTGATGATAATAATGTACCTTCCTCGTCTTTGTTAAGCACGTCCATTTCAATTTGGGTAAAGCGGTCTATAAGCGCTCTGTCCATCACTCTGGTAGCGGTATACTCATTACCTATATTAGCTGTCGCTACGAAAGTGACGCCAGGTGCAACCTTAACAGTTGTCTGGCCAGAAGCTTCATCCAACCGAAGGTATCTTTGTCCTTCGTCTAACACGGTCATTAGGATGTTCCAAGCTTCTGGATGGGCTCTGGATAGCTCATCTAAGAGTATAACGGCATTCTCAGTCTTGATAGCCTTAACGAATAAGGACTCTGAGAAGTATGTACCTTTCTCTTTATTGTAATGGGTGTTACCTATTAGTGATGCTCGAGGATCCTGGGTTGCTCCTAAGTTAAAATAAAAGTCTGGACGGTCAAGGCTATTAACTAGTGATTTAGCAGCCATGGTTTTACCACAACCTGCTGGGCCAGTCATCATGATATTCTTACCTCTAACAGCTGAGCGGATAAGATACTTCCACTTAATTTCACTCATCATAAGTGACTTGGGTTTAATCGAATAGCTAGAATGGATCATCTCCAGCTCTTCAGCGTGCTTAGCAGCGGGGCTACCCGGAGCCGGTTTATCTGGGGCAGCTTCTAGTGCTGGTTGTTCATATTCAACTTGCTTCCATCCCTTAGGGGTAGACTCTAAATAACCAGTACCGTTATGACCACGTCTGAGTGCGCCTTTAGGTACGGTAACCTTTTTGCCTGTTATAACATCGGATGCAAAAAGCTTATTCATCCGATCTCTCTTAATAACTACTATTGTTTTCATGTGTAACCTTTATCTATTTGTTTTATTGTACGGTCTAACCTAACACATAATAACGACAACCCAAAGACATTTACGCAACTATTCTGTAATAATGGGACTAAATTAGGATTGCTCCCTCAGTGCCGGAGGTACCAGCTGGCAGCCGCCTAGTATATCAATGGAGGAGCGTCCGAGTAGTCTCTGTCATCTGTATGCTCAAACTCTTCGGTATTATCAACTACCTCTCTTTCAGCCTTCGATCCTGTTACTACAACCTTATCTTGACCGGGTAGAAATCCACTATTATATTGCCAGCCATCGCCATGCCCTCTCAAGAACGTATTATGCTTCCTTCTATCCATAAAATCCTGGATATCCTTTTCTTCAAATAGTACTTGAGCATTAGATTGAGCTCCCATCTTAACATACGGCAGTATTCCCTGCCTACGCCACCGATCTATGGTACGAACGACCACGTGAAGTGCTTTGGCGACTTCATGTTTTGTCATATAACGCGGCAAACCTTGTGACATTATGACACCCCGAATCTGGCCGGACTGCCGCTGGCACGGTATTTGCATGAGTTACTTACGATCACTATTCTACTCCTTGTTTAGCTATAAGTATCACACAACCTTAATAAGTTAGCATCACAATACCGGTAGGGACAGGAATCTATATCACTGGGGATCTTGCCGGTATAGCACATGAAGGGGGCATTAACGAATCCAATAGCCCTATATCACAGTCACTAATGTATGTTAATTTACAGATATGGTAGATTGGGGTGCTTCGAATCGGGATCAACTTAGGGGCTATATTATACGGAGTCACACGGGCACCAAGGGGCACACGAAGTTATTTACCTACCGCACTCAACTGAGCCATCCAAGCGATAGGTATCGGGGATGGACCGAATTAATTGCTGTGTGTATTTCCGAGCTTCCTTGTGTCTTCTATTAGTACTACTATGGAAACTAATAATAGAATGGCACCCCAAATATAGAGTGAAGCTATTACTAAATGGATTAAGAGCCACATGATAACCCAGAATGCAAGTGCCTGGCCAATGAGCTTAGCGAAAGCTATTAAGTATTGCATGACGGGTGAGTGTGGGTACCCAGTTTTTTAGTGGAGGTCCTGCCGGTGGTCGGTCGAACGTTAGTTGTCGGTGGCGCGCCGTTCATTACGCGTCCAAACTTGACGGTGCTGGAAACTCGTCGCCGCAATCCGTGCACGTCATGATAGGTACTTGAATGTACATCTCTTTTCCTGTCGGACTGGTAATAGCGGATAACCGCTTGACTGTTAACTTTTGATCCCAATGACCTTTGCCGGCTCCTTTACAATTGAGAGACTCACATTTTACGAGCTCCCCTTGTGATGGGTCTATTTGTACTTGTGATTGTTGTTGATTCATAACTTATCCTTGTAATAGTGATTTAACTGGCTTTACTTCTCCGCCTCGATCGAAATACGTTTTAAGATTTTCGAGATTTTGTACTGCAGTACTTAAGGTTGACGTCCATTTATGAATTTCATCTTGTATTGCACCAGTTTCTCCAATAACACTAGTTCGATTAAACAGCGAGTCTAATATCGCTAATGCTTCAGATCGTTGAGCAACCCAATAATCTATCTCTGCAGACAAATGTCTATTGTGTTCAATTAATTCGCTAGCGTTCATTATTTTACTCATCGCCGTATTCTCCGTATAGGTCCCATTTGCGTGGTCCTTCTTGTATTTCAGTATCTACTTGAATCTCACCTTTAACTGCATCAACTGTAAAGATACGATCCTCTGTCTGTTGATAAATCGTGTTTAAAGTTTCAGTGAGTGATGATATAACTGATTGGTCCGATGTAACTTCATTGGTGAGTACCCATCTATCTCCAGGTGGGACTCTATTTGCAACTATTTTTATAGCCATTGTAACTCCTTATGTAAACATACTCCAAATTTTATCGACTATTAGAGCAACAAATCCAGCTCCGACAATTCCTCTCCATTTTTGTGAGTTAACTCTAAATAATGAATTTTGTTTTGTCTCGGCCCATAACCCTTCATTTGGATTGAATAAATTTTCTTTGATAAACCTTAGTGATGCATCCGTTTTTCCATTCGCCATAGACATGTCATGCTTCATTGTGTCAAATTTCTTATCTAACTCATCTAATCTATAATGTACTAGTTCTAAATCTTGCTTGTCTTTGGCGTTCATGCTTCAGTACCTATGTTTATTTATTAATTAATTTATAGCATTTGAACCTTTTGTAATAATACATTTTGTTTTTTCATAGATAAATATTAAGCTTCTAAAAATTTAGCATTTAAAACTTTAGCTAAACTTACTAAAGACGTTGGATCGATAGTTACGGCGTCTTTTCCGTACATCGTTTTAAACGCCGATAGAACACCATCTCTAGGTTGGTAGTAACCGCTTGTAATAAAAAATGATAGTACTTTAATACCAGCTTTCTTAAAATTATCAACTTTAGATCTTGTATGAGAATATGCAGAATCTCCAGAGTACCAAAAACTCTTAGTTGAAAAGTAAGGTTGACCGTCTGAAAGATTTAAGAAATAAGAATCTCTTCCGTTAGCGTCTTTTAAGATCTGTTTTTCAATTGCTTCGAAGCAAAGTCCTTCTGGAGTAGTACCGCCGGCTGTTAAGAATTTCCAAATTTGTTTTATGTGGATAATCTTATTAACGTTTGAATCGTAAATTATAGCGATAATTGGCATATGATCTTTACCGGTAGATTGCGTTGTTCTGATAGAAACTTGAACGTGGATGTTACCACACATGCTAGAAGCTTGTGCAATTGCTGCAGCTGATTTCATCGCGTTATTCCAATTGTCTCCTGACATTGAACCTGATGCGTCAACTGAAATGTGAATGAATGCATCGTTATATTTGTCGATTGATACTTGAGAAAAAACATTTCTGTTATCAAATCCAAGCTCTGCAATTAATCTTTTATCGATACGACCTGAGTCTTGACGAGTCCATTTGGTTTCACGTGATTCATTTCTAACTTGAAGCTTTTTACCAAGTCTTTTACCTAATACGATTCCTTCTTGAATAGCTCTATCGAGATAGTCGTCTGATCTGAATCTTAAAAAGTTATATGCTCCGTCTCCCCAGCTTTTAGGTATCATCGATTTAGTTAATCTTGGAACAACTATACAATCCGTTTTTCCGCTTTTCGTACCAACTGACTGAGTATAAGCTTGAGAATCTTCTACAGCTTTAAGAGTTTGATTGTCTTTTTTCGTAAGATTTGATTTTTTAACTGCGCCTGAAGTAAAAGCTTTTTGTTGTTCGATTGCTTTTGCTAAAGACTTTTTCTCTTTATCAGACAATTCAACTGGTTTATTCGCGGATGTTTCATCTGCTGTTTCATCTGCTGTTTCATCTGAAGCTTCGGTGAGCTGCTCAGATGGTGAATCAGAATTAGGATCTTCAGAACTTGAAGCGTTATTGGAAGTTGAAGATTCGCTATCTGAGGTATCACCATCTTGAGCAGATTCTTGTTGATCATCGTCTGTTTGCTGATCATCTGGTTGCTGCACTTTAGGTGCAGGTTTAAGATTCGCTAGAATGATTTTATACATTTCAAGTGCTACATCAAGCGCTTCGCGGGTGTTATTTAATCTTGAAATATTTTTGAAATTAATTGTCTTATAAATTTCTCTTAAGCCAGGTAATGCATCTAAATCTGTAAATTGATTAAGAAAATTAATAATGCGAAATTCGTATGAATCGTAAGAAGTATCATCAGTATATTGACCAGTTTTAAGGGCTTTATTGATAACTTTAAATTCAAAATATTTTTTATACATTGCGTGGTAATAATTCTTATAACCTGGCGCAGATTTGAAAATGATATAATCAATTCTTCTATCTTCTACGTAATTAAGAAGATCTTTAACTTTACGAGTATGTTCAGCTAATTCTTGTCTTTCTTCCCAAGTGTAATTTCTTAACTTAAGTTCTTCTCTTACAATATTTCTAATATCTTTAAGAAGATCAAAATCAGTATGAACAATATGACTGCCTTCGTGAAGAGCAAGTCCAACTGAAGAATCAAAATTCTTATCGTTCATTCTGCCAGAAAGAACAACTTTTTTTCCGTTCGTGTAAGATCCACCTTTTGAATTATATACGACTGGAATGTCGCTTCGAGTAGTAACGATATTAACAAAATTTGAAATAGCTTTTTTATAGCCAGCGAGAGCGACTAAATCTTTACCTTTTGGTTTATCTGCATCGTCTTCTCTCCACCATGCATCATCTAATGAGCCAGTTAGATTACCGATCCAATAGTTTGAGTTTGTGTTAAAATTTTTCATTTAGTATAACCTTTATTTGCGTGTTTTATTGTACGGTCTAACCTAACATAAAAAAACGACAAGCCAAAGACCTTTACGAAAATAAATGAAAATAATTTCCTATTAATTCAAAGGAACGTTTTATTGACTGATTCAATTTGGGATACTCCTCTTTTTTGTAATTTCCTGCGTGGATTCGTTTTGCACATTTTAACCCATATATAATTTCTCCACAGACATTCTGTAGTCTCTGTTCTGCTAACATAGGACTGTGTCTCTTTAAGTCTATGATAATTGGCAGCAACCTTTCAACTACGGTCATCATTTATACCTCCACCACCAATGCAATTTACTATCACCATTGTCGAATGCTTCCCAACCACATTTTTTCCAAATACATTTCCATTGATATCTATCAGTATATCTTTCAAATGGTTTCATAGTCCAACCACAATTGCAAACTGGGCTATGTTTATACCGTTTCTTTATTAGCCATTTGAATAATCTCACTAAAAGTTACCTTCTGCGACCTGAAAACACGTTAAGCCTTCTTTTCTCCACATGTCAACAACTTTCTGTCTATCATCGACTACTAAGAACACGCTTTTTTTATCAACAAATCTATCAAGCATTTCTTTTTTTAATATATCATCTGGAAACCATTTCTTGTGTGTAGGACGCATTTTCAACATATCGTATTTTATATCGTGACTATCCAACCATCTTTCAGTTTCAAATTGAGTTGATGCAGACCGACCTGAAAATATTACTAAACGATAGCCCTTGTCCCAAAATGCTTTAGCCATTGCTATAACAGGAAGATTCGGTTTATCTAATTTTATATGTTTAGGATCAAAAAATTTATCCCAATCGAGTTTACCATTTGGTTTCGTGCAATGCTTGCGGCGAATTTCTATGTCAGCAAGAGTTCCATCAAGATCAAATATAATAGTATTTTTAATGTTTGTTCCGTATTTGATTATGATATCTCTCCTAATTCTGAAACGCCTTGAATAAAATCGTCTATGAGATATTTGAAGTAATATTTCGCGCCAGTTGTGTGATTTTCATGAAGTACTTCATTCATTGTAAATGGTGCGTCAGTTAAAGATAAAATATTTAAACCATTCTTTCCCCAATGGAAATCAACTGAGAAAGAATTCGGTAATGCCGGGTGGGCATCTTTTGGAATTGTTATTGTTTGTAATGACATATGTAACCTCTTTTTTAATATTTTTTAGTGTTTAAACTTTGAATCAACCTAGCTACCGCTCTCCAAATATCCATGTTTCCTTTATTGTCAGATCGAACTTCTCTCAACATTTCAACTTTATAACTTTCTGGAAGATATTCGTAATTTTCAAGTGTAATGTTCTTATACTTCTTATCGTCGTTTATTTTTTCGACTAATAAGTTTTTTACTTCTTTTAGATTTGCTTTTTTTGCCATTTGATAGTTTTCCTTATTTATTGTACGGTCTAACCTAAGCATAAAAAACGACAACCCAAAGACATTTACGATATATTATTCGTTTTTTCCGACAAGATTGCTCGATACTTGAGCACTTAATAATGATTGTAGTGTAAAATAAAGCGATGGATTCCGTTTCAATAACTCTTTAAATTCTTTTTGTTTCCATACTAAACACTCGCATGGATGTTTTACTACACAAGTTGCTGTAGCGGGTTTCTCTGTAAGGAAAGACATTTCACCAACAAATTGACCATCTCGTAATTCTGCAACCTTTCTACCTTTAACTGCAACGTCAACTGTTCCGTTGTAAATCAATATTAGGTTATGTACTAATGATCCTTCTTTTGTGATATGATGCCCTGATTTATATGTGTTCCATTGGGCAACTTTACTAATCTTTAAATATTCAACAGGAGACATGTCTTTAAATAGTGTTTCGTATAACTCTGTATCTTTATCGTCCATTTTGACTGGGCGTTTTTCATAGAATATTATTGCGATATGATATAAATTAACTGCAACGAATACGAAATTCCAACCTATCGGAATCCACATAGGATCTGGCGGTATAACATAATTGTAAAATACAGAGAATAGACTTGCAAGTACAGACATAAGTCTTAACCATAAAATATCTTTTACTAAAAACGAAAACGCTATTAATCCGAACGCTAGATGTCCAGCAACAACTCCTACATCCATTTAATTTCTCTCGTCAACTTCTGGGGGCTTTAATCCGAATGATGCTAGATATGTTTTCCAAGTTATGTCGCTATCATTTTCTGAATTCTTTTTAACTTCATCTTCTGTTGGGGCTTGCAATGATGCACCCATTCTATCTAATAGTTTTTCATAAGATTCTTTTCGTTCTAGAGCTGCCAATACAGTACTTAAAACGCTTCTACTTTCAGATCCTGGTGGGAAGTCTTCAATCAATAATTTTATTGCCCAAATTGTTACATTAAGCTGTTCTCCAGTTAATAAAAACAATCTATCAGTACGATAATATTTGCCATCTTGGTCCATAAAGACTCCAGTCCTTTTATTATAAGTATCACTTTGAACTCTTATATACGAATATTTAGTAGTAATAAGAGGACTATGCGACTGTCGCATGGTCCTTTTTGCGTTAAGGAACAACTAGGAGAATAACCTTATGAAAGAAGCAATAACAATGGTCAAAGGATGGATGGATGATTTAGCTCATCTACTCATGTCCTTTGTAGCAGTCGGTGCTATGTCAGAAGTCCTCTTTGGCAGTGGCGTCTTCGGAGTAAATGTTATTGGAAATCTAACTAAAATCATTGGTACTTTCGGATCCTCTGGATTCGCAGGTTTAGTAGCAATGCTTGTGTTAGTAGGTTTGTTCCGTAAGTAACGGAATCAGAATTCGCGGGTCATTTGGCCCGCGAATTTGTAACGTGAATAATTTACTTAGCGAGGTACGGAAGACTACCGGTAGCGGTATCTCGCTATTTTAGGAGATAGAGATGTTATCGTTAATTGGACAGTGGTTATATGATTGGTCCCCAACCATTGTAGGTCTAATTGTTTTTGTGATATTTGCAAAAATTTGGTGGAATGAAACTTAATCGTTGTCTTGATATTTAGACAAATCTAATGTCGGTAACGGTTTTTCTATTTTTAAATCTTTTAATTTTGAATTTACAACAACTAATTTAGAACCACCTACTATTTTTCCATTTACTATGTGATAAATAAAGAATACAGTTTTCCATACACCGACTCTTACTATGCGGCCTGGTGAGCCATCAACTTCAACAACATCATCTTCGTTATAATCATTGCCGAGGAATATCATAATCCCCTCAACAGCTTCCTGTATAGTTGCATTAAACAATAATAATGCAATCCCTGATATAAGTAACCATGAATATTCTCCTACAACCTTTTGTAGAATCTGTTCCATGTATGTTTCTCTTTTGTTTTATTTTATTTTGGTAATATTAGCTTCTAGTTCTAGATTTTATTTTGCGATCTATCATAGATAAATATTCATCAATTTTTTTGGTAGGCCGTTTAAGTCGGATTAATTTGTCTTTTTTAATTGTTAATTTTCCATATGCTTTTTGTAAATCTATCAACGCTAATTGTTTCATTGACCTTCTATAATATAAATGTTGCAATGCTTCATCTTCTGCTTCTGCTCCACGAACACCTGCAACCGCTGTTATCTGTTCTACCTCACCAACATATTCTTCACCAATATCTGTTATCTCATTCCAAACTGTATTTTCCCACATAGCATCCAAATCTAATTCTACGTCAAGGTCTAAGTTCGCAAACTCTACATTATCAAGACTATCTTTTTTTGCTTGCTGTTTTTTTCTAAGTTTATCTCGCAGCGCGAACTCTCTATCAAATTCGACAGTCCGTATAGAATCACACTCACTCAACCATCCGCCATAATTCTTCCACGCCGGTGATCCGTTTTCATCGCGATATTCTGTATCATCGCAGGGTTTTCCTTGGAATACGGACGTCTTAAAATTAGATGTACGGTTAATGTGAGGCCATTGAATAGTGACCAATGTATCTTGAGAATATATGACGCTTAGTAAAAAACTAAGGTATAGTAATTTCAATTGAATCTCCGTTTTTATCGTGAGTTGTTCCAACAATTATTAAATACTGACCAGGACCGATTCTATCCGTCCATTCGGTTCGATATAATTTCCAAGTATATATCTCGATTCGTTCTCTACCATCCTTATGCGGACTTAATGCTATATGTTGCTTGTGAACCACTTTGCCATGTCTATTATACATATAAAGTTTTGTTTTTTCTCTAGTTACAAGATAACGAACTAAAACTACGTCACCATCACCGTCATTACCCATCCAAACCTGTAAAGGGTATTCATAAAACTCTTCCATTGTAGGCTCGATTTTTAGATCTACAAAACCAGGATCATCTCCTATTAAAAACACGAAACTCAACACGACTCCGATAGCCGTGATGAGTCCGTATTCTAATAACTGATTAAACGTCACTTACTCTGAGTCTTGTGTATATAAAGTAGGTATTTCGTCTAGTTCAAATGCGGTTGAATCGTAAGAAAAGTAGTAAATTTCATCATTTCTTCTATGATGGAATACTGCTGGATCTCCAACTGCATCTATACTAAACTGCCATTCACCATCTTCATCAGGTACACCGTCATACATGGTCAATACAATGTTCCGAGTTCTACCAATTACTGATAGCGGATTATACGGCCAAGATTCAAGTCCTGATTCTAACCTTCTTTGACTAGCCTCTTCTTCTAATCCAGCCCATATCATATCAACGAATGCTTTTTCGGTTGCAGCTTCAGCATTATCAACTGTTTGTGTATAACGCGGTATTGCAACTGCAGCTAAGATTCCTAATATGATTGTAACCATTACCAGTTCAATCAAAGTGAAACCTTTATTCGTATTTTTTAATATATTCTTCATTGTATTTTTTCCTTATAATTTACGGTACTAATGTTTTAAATAGTTTTGCTGGGTTTTCTGTATCAATTACGACACATGCCGGCGCTTGTGCATCTGTACCGCTACCGCTTCCGGGTATTACTAGGTAGCAATATGAACCGTCCTGAAAAGGTGATTTGATTCCCTTATTACCAAAGTCTTTTTTGAAATCGTTTGCACCTGTCTCAGAAAAACCAACATCTGTTTCAAGGTTCATCCATTCACCTTGCAATGCATCATCATCGTCAACTGCCGGTGAAAATGTATAAACGAATTCAGACAGTCCGGCTGTATAACCAACTTTGCTTTCTAATATCGTTTCAATGTATACTTCTAATACTTGATCTGTTGTTTCACCTTCACCTAGCTCAATACCACCTACCGCAACATCATATTTGGATTGGCCAGGAAATCTGCCCTTACCTTCTTCAGATACAGTTTGATTGTAATAGTTGTTAGCGACTGTTAAGATTTTATCAATATTTGCCATTGATTTCTTTTCTTTAGCTCCTGCGCCAATATTACCAAATTTGGGTGCAGCAGTTGTCGCGAGAGTTGCCATCATAGCGGTGGTAACAGCAAATTCAGCAAGTGAATTACCTTTAGTACTTTTAATGTTTCTCATAAAAGATTTTACGAGTTTTTTTATTGTTTCGAACATTTCAGTTCTCCTTTTACTTTTTTCAGTTCAAGATCAGCCAAATGCCTTTCTTATATATTATAGTGAAAAAAGTATGCCAAAAATCAGGGATTTAAACAGTAAAACTATAAATGCTGATATTGTTGCATGTGTTTTACCGAGTTTATTCTAATGGGATTTACTGAACGGTCATATTATCAAAATGTTACATTATATATGTACACTTTTGAACATGTGTACCAATATGTTGCATGTTACGATAATGTTAAATTGATTGGTTGAGATTCTTCATATGTTAACAGTATTCTTTTGACAATTGGGTGCCTAATACAATCTTCGCGATTGAATGCCATGTGATCTACACCTTTTACACCGTTTGTACGAAACCACATGTCCCAAAATCCGCTCTTTTCAAACGCAGGTTCCCCATTATTCTTGTATTTATCACACTGTGACATGTCTCCTTGAATTATCATTTTGCAATTTTCTGAAATTCTGGTAACAAGTGTTTTGATTTGCATTGGCGAAACATTTTGTGCTTCATCGAGTATTACGTAACAGTTTTCAAGGTTAACGCCTCTAAGAAAATTAAGTACACCAATTTGTACTTTATTTCTTTCTACTAATTTTAGAGCTTTATCTTTACCTACGATTTTATCAAGGATGGTAAATGTTGATTCGTTATATTGCTGGATCTTTTTGTCAAGCTCTCCGGGTAAAAAGCCTAATTTATCTTCATTGCCAACATCAACAGTAGGATTTATTATAATTAATTTATCGTAAACGGTACCGCGTCTTAAAACGTCTTGCAATGCTTTATAAATTGAGACATATGTTTTTCCGGTACCGGCAATTCCGTGACACAATACGAGTTGATTCTCCTCGTATCCGAGTTTCGAATGAAACAATTGTTGATTTTCTGTTTTGGGTTCAAAATTGTTAACTATCTTAGGGATAGCTCCTATTGTTGACTTGTACTTGCGGTTCATATGTTATCTCCATATAAATCATACCTCTTCACCTTGTATACGGTCAAGTTCGTTTTCGTACCATTCTATTTGTTGATCATTCTCAGCAAACAAGGTAGAGTGATGTGATTTGTCATTGCTTGGTTGTTTTGAGTAATAATACGTAGCCAGTGATATTCTGTTCCTATCTTCAGGACATTTTAACGCGATAGGGTGTCCATGCCATGAATTCCGTAAAGTACCAAAAATTATCATCTTGTTAAAATCCGGATTTATTTTTTTTACACATTTACCTCCTTTTTTACTGAGTTTATCCCATAGTTCTAATTGTCCATTCCATTCTTGTTTCCATTCTTTATTTAAATATAATAATACATTTGCTCTTCGCCAATAACCTTTAAATTTTATGTCATCATGTATTGAAAAATCTATGTGTACACCTAATTTACCATTAACAGGAATAAGATGACCGCCACCACCTGAAAAAGTATCATCCCCAATGAGATCTGGAATGCCTGTGATGTGTCTTAAAAAATCAAGCATCTCTTCACTATTTAAATACTTTAATATGCTTAACATTTCTGGGTCTAATACATTATTAAAGCCCATTTTTCTTTCGTATTCACCGAGAAAGTGCGCAACACCCTGACCTGTTTCCAGGGCCATTTCCCACGCGTCCTGAAAGCGTTGTTCGGTTGCAATAGGACTTAATATTTCATCTTTAAAGAATCCGTTTATTTCCCAATGTTTAAACGGCTCTTCTGACATATATTTTTGATGATTTTCTTTCCACCATTCAAATGTATTATTGATCACGAACCTAATTCCTCATCTATTATTTCTTTATCTTCTTTCCACCATTCTACTTGTCCATGTGATGATGGCTTCCTTAACCCCATCTCCAGTATTCTATCATACTCAGCCCTTGACATTACTTTCCACAATGAATCAAAGGCTTTATCGTCTTGCATTTGTTTTATACCTTTAAAATATGTTCTAGCCCCAGATACTCCAACTTGGCTAGCAATTTCACATGAATCTACTATCTCATCTCGTCGATTGACTAAAATCCATTTCACTATATTTCTCCCATTAATTTAATTCAATTTGCATTGAGTCCGTATAAACGCCTGCTATAGACCACCACAGCCACATTTTATCACCGCGCATTGCTTTTACAGGCGCAAGAACATTACCAAATTTACTTTCATCGTTTACAATCGAGACTTGATTAGTTACAGGAGCCATAGTATGAAAATCATATTCCATTGCCTGAGTTGTACCGTCATTATCGTACCATAATCCAACCGTACATTTTTTACAATTAGCTTTAAAATATCCGGTCGTATCATTTATTACCCAAAACATATCAGAATCCCATTCAACTCTTGTATAAGTTACATCAATATCAGATGTCAACTCTCCCCATATTGTTTTTAGAGTTTGCCATGAAGATTCATTTATTACAATTTCAGGTATAGAGTCAACTGAAACATATACTGTGCCGTAGGAATCGTCAAAATTTCCCGGATCTTCCATACGAGTATCTTCACACCCGATAGTAAATAAAAATAAGAAACTAACGCTTAGGTTTTTTAGGATATTTGACCCCATTTTTTTTTGTTTCCTTTATTTGTTTGGCTTTTTTATGACCAAGTTTTGGTTTTTTATGTTTTATCGCATCAACATGCTCTTTTTGTTCTAATTCTTCGTACTCTTCTACGTAGTGTGTCCAATGTTGGCTCATAATCTTTCTCCTCAGTTGAACCTTAATTTCCATTCATTTAATTTATCCATGAATTCTGTAATTGTGAATTTTACACCGGTTTGGTCTACGATTTGTGTATGTGGTAATAACTCGGGATGGTTGTTTACGATTTCATATAATGAATTCATTCCACTATTTGCGTAAAATGTTCCAAAGCTTTCATCGCCTAAAGTATTTGACTCATAAAGCAATTCATTTTGTCCGTCTTCTGGTAGCATAATATAATATGTAGTCGGCATACACTAACCTAACAAAGATCTTTCAGACCCCAAAGTCATTTACGAATGTTTAAACATTTCATGAAGCGCGTTATAACTCGTGTCCAGATATACGGTTTTCCTGGATTCCTACCATATAATAGAAATAACTGTTGTCGTAAGATAGCTTCCTCGCGTTGAGAAATACTTCTCATCACTTTCCTTTGCTATGCAGATTCCTCTGCAGGTTTATCGATTAAGTCTTCTTTTTTAGCGGCTTTTTCTTTTGCAATTTCTTTTTCAAAATCTTTTTTCTTTCCGCCATGATATTCATAGGCATGACCTTCTGCAATTAGTATGTCATTTATACTTACTAATCCGCCGGCAATGGTATCAACACCTTCTGATATCTCATGTCCTACAGCATCAGGAGAAACAAATATTTCACCTAAAACTCTTCCGAATTTACCCGTTCCAAAAGATACAATTTTAAAAACTCCAGCTTCTAATAACTCTTTATTACGAGCTTTAGCTGCAAGACCTTTTACTTTCTCTTCTTTATCACGAGTTCTACTTTCCCAAGTATCGATGCCCATGTATCTAATTCTTTTCTTGATTTTTAAATCGAAACCTAAATCAATGAAACAATCAATTGTATCTCCATCTAAAACTTTTATCAATGTACCGTTATATTCAAACGGCGCTGGTTTTTTAGCCATTGCAACTCTCCTATGTGTATAGTATTAAATATCGACATTCTTTTTAAATACGTGCAATTGATCTTCTACTAATGGATTTAATTCTTTGATCTTAATATCGAAAATATCAAGTTTGAAGGATCCAATTGTACCTGAATCGTCAAGTATTTTGTTAAACATGTTTGGGTATAAAATGTTTTCATTAGTCAGCTTATCCGCGTCAAAATGTATAATAACATCATTTAACTTTTCCACGTCTATAGAATGAACTCTCGATTCTAAATCGTACATTGTAGTCTGTTGTTCTTCTTTGACATATGATTGTATGTCATCGCTAGTACAATCCACATAGATATCAGAAGCCCATATCTCTAGCCCTGTAAGGATTGCCTTTGTACAGTTTTTTATTACAAATCCAATGTCATATTTATTATGTACTATAGGATGATAGTGTTCATCATTTTCAATCCATGTTCCCCATTTTCGAGTAAAATTTCTACTAGCGTTTCTTTGAAATACTTCAAATCCGTCATCTTCAACATTAAGTTTTTTGTTCCATTTATGGCCTCTACACGTAAGATGATAAACAATGGCATCTTTACTTTGAAGCAATTGAAATTGATGGATAAGCCATCTTTGAAATATATCGGAATCTTCAAACGGAAAAGGCGCAAGGACGTGATCATGACCTCCAACTTCATCCCAATCTTTTTTGTATAATATCCATGGAGCAAACATTCCCTGAGAAACTAAATCTTTATATTCAACTAATGCATGATCTACAAACTTATCAAACATTGGTATATCTAAAGTATCAAAATCTATTCCAAAAGGTTTAATTATTTTTTCAGGAGATGGAGGATGTAATGGTGGTTCAACTCTTGTAGCGCACACTACACTTCCGGGGCGTAAATGCTTAAGCATATTCTCAATACAATTTTTACCTAAAATCATATCAGCGTGAAGAATACCTACAACATCGCCTTTTGCTTTTTCAATACCCCAATCGTATAATACTGTATGTCCAACTCTCCTATCATTATTCCTATAAAATCTAATCTTGTCCGTTACTATTGACGTAACCCATTCTTCTGTTCCGTCGTCACTATAATCATCAACAATAATTAATTCCGAATCATCAGGGCCCCATTTATTATATGATTCAACCAAATTTTTTAAATGTCTTAAATTATTATAAGAAGGTGCTATTAAACTTACCATTTTAACTATCCTTATCTGATGTTGTTATTCTGCTAATTGGAAGGTGTTCTTTTATCTCAGGAAGTGTATGCCATGGTATTGTATGTTCTGAATCGGGAGAATAAGCTCCTTTAACAAAATATGCAACTATAGTATTTGGAACTATTGTACAATATCCATGAGCCTTACAATCTGGAACGTGCAAATATTCATTCGGTGTCAAATGAAAGTGTTGTATTTCTTTTGTTTCAAGATCATAAACAAAATCTAAAATTTCACCTTTGATAACATGAATAGATTTCGTTTGTGGAGGATCAGTTTGATAGTGCATTCCCCTAAAAACCCATGCGTTATTATTTGTTACAACATTAAACTGATCCCATTTTACTCCATCCAAATCTGCAGTCATTGGAGTAAACGATCCTCTATTATCCTCAAAAGTATTATGTCTTTTGACGGGCCATATCATTGAAGTCCGCATATAAATCCTATTTCATCGTATTGAGGCATTCTACCCCATTTTTTTAACCATTTAGTTTCGTTGTCTTGTTCTGCCTTTATTTGTCTCTCAGAACTTTGACCTTCGTTTTCTTCAAGTCTGTGACTTCCTCGAGCGCCAAAATGCCATATTAATGACGTTGAAGGTAAAACAAACTTAAAGCCTTTGTTTAACATTCTTAAAAATAAATCCATGTCTTCCCAACTAGCCGGGGCGAACAGCGGATCATTTCCACCTATTTCGTCCCAATCTTTTTTTCTTATTAACCCACTAACTCCTTCACCTTTTGCTATTTCAAAATTATTAATTTTTACAAATTCACTTGACCATTCATCAAACAAGTCAGTATCAAAATCGTTATAATATGCTCCAAACGTATTCTGTGATACGACAAGTGTTCCAGGTCTAGATTCTGAATCGGAAAACATTTGAGGCTCTATTCTATGTGAATTTACCCATAATTTTTCTTCTGGATACTTTTCAAATATATCCATTAAGGCTTTATCCCAATTTTTTGTTACATAGAAATCTGAATGTAAAAAGTTTATGAATTCAGTTTGTACCTTATCGGCACAAAAATTCATTCCGCCGCCAATTCCTAAAGGAGGGTCATTTTTATCTATGTAGTACTCTAAATTGTATTTTTTGAAATTTGAATCTAACCAATTATCAGTTCCATCATTACAGTTTTCAGCGTGAACAATAAAAGGAGCATCTTTATAATATGAGTTTTTTCTAACAGATTTAACAGCTAGCTTCAAATAGTCTAAATTGTTATACGTAGATATACAAAAAGTCATCATTTGTATTGATCCTTTACATGATTCCATAATTGTTCCATAATATATGGAAGCTGTTCTTTTGGTATGCCATTGAACTGCCAAATATATGCCGGAAGATTTACAAACATTCCATTTTGAAAAATATCTTTTTTATGTAAGTGTGCAAGAGAAAAAACCTCAGGTAATACTTTTAACTGAATATTCTCTTGTCTAATAAGATAATTTACTGGTGTTTGATCGAAGCCTTTCTTTAATGTATTGTATTGTCGCAAATTAAGTTCTTCATTATTCTCCGCATGGAATTTCATTACTTTAGTAAAAAAATCTTTTAGTGTATTATCGAACAGTAACCATCCGGTTGTGACATATTCCCACCATTTCAAGTCTTGATTTGGGAATAAGTCCTGATAACCTAAAATACTGTTATAAACCCACTCGAGTGATCCAATGTCTTTAACGGCGTGAATCGCGGATGGTGTATAATGCACCGTTTCAAAAAAGTTTGGCGCATCCCATTTTACCATAGCATCTGCATCTACATATAAGTATTTGTCATAGCCAGGATACTTTTCAAATATAGTATACCGTTCCCAATGTGGAGCCATATTTTTTCTTGATGCTTTAGTTATAACTTTAAAATCGCAATTATACTTTTCACAATAAAATTTCCATGCCTTTTCAGTATGTTCTTTTACTTCCATTCCGATTGCTACAATGTAAACTAAATTCTTCATAATCCTTTTACCATTTTTTCATTACCATGATTATAATTCATATAATCAATCGTATCATAATTAAATTGTGGATGTCTGAAATTTTTCCATTCGCCGGCAAATGGTCGTCTTGTGTTAATACAGCCAGCTAACATATCAATACCTCCACCTACATCTAAAAATACTGCATCAGTCCATTCTTTGAATTTGTGTAATATTCCACTTTTTGCATGACCTATACCAACTAAAAACAATTTAGATTTTGACTGTTCAATTCTAGGTTTCATTAAACGTTCTAACTTATCAAGATCATCCGCAGCAAATTTTTGAGGAAAATAAATATAATCTGTGAAGTGATCCAAGCCCAAATACTCTTTGTATTCCCGATAGTGCATTAACGTCTCGGTAATTACCATTTTAGGTCCTGCACCGATTAATCCTATACTATCAAACGTTTTTGTAAACCATCTATTTGCAACAAGTCCATATCCGTATTCTGCTGGATAATTTATATCTTTATTGATAACTTCAGAAAACCATTTTTGATTCTCAGGATACAATTCACATGTATAAAAGTCACATAACTGTGCACCTTTTCTATGTGCTTCAATATCAATTTTATCATAAGGTAAACTTAATGCTCGCTGTCCGGGTTTAGCACTCCCTTCAGGTATTTGATTTAGAAACCTATAATCTCCATCGCCGAATTTATAAAACGTTGCACTTGAATTAGTATCAACGAGTTGTTTTATGTGGGTTTTAAAATGTTCAAGACCTTCCTGAAATTGTGGAAACGTATTCGGATTATTATAGCATTGATGATTATCATGGTTCAATGTACCTTCAATTTTATACAAGTCATTCATTTCTATAACCCTTTTTAGTTCGCCATTCATTACTCACAAACATTAGAACAACCTATCTTTGTGGTTATTTCTAAACAGTATCTATCTAATTGCACTAACTCTCTCCGAAATACTTTTTGACCCAATAAATTACATAGTCAATATCTTCTTCAGTCATTCTGTTATGACAAGGAAGAGTTATTAGTTTTGTCCATTCTGAATCACAAACTGGATAACTTCTATCTTGAAGTAATGGTCCATAAAGATATAACGGTTTAAAGTGTACAGATGTGTGTATTTTTTTATCGCCTAAATAATCAATCAATTTATCTCTATGTTCTTCGGGAACTCTTGACACGTAATATTGTACTGTCTCTGAATGTGGTGGTCTTTCCATAATTTCTGGTAATTCAGCATTATATCGGGATTGAACATGTCTACGAAATTCCAAATGAGCTGGAAGTTTTTTCATTTGTTCAAGGCATATTGCGGCCATAATATCTATCATATAGTATTTGTAACCTATTAAATCTACCTGATAATCCCATGAATATCCAGGTTTTCCACTTGCACCCTGTGCTCTACTCCATGTTGATGAAACTCCAAACCATGTCATTTCTCTACATTTTTCAATTAATTCTTTATCATTACTTGTTATCATTCCTCCATCACCACAAGGCATTGTTTTCACTGCTTGAAAACTCCATACTGCACAGTCTCCTCCTTGTCCTGCACCTGGAGTATAACAACTGTGTGCTGTATCTTCAAGTATAAATCCACCGAATGCTTTTCTTAAAGCTTCATAATCTGCTGGAACACCTGCTTCATTTACAGCAATCAGTAACTCACTATTAGGTTTTTTCCATTTCTCAACCTCAACTGGGTCTATACATAATGTATCTCTTGTCACATCAACAATATTAGATGTATAACCGTTCCATAATGGAATCATTGCAGTAGCGATAAACGACATTGCAGGATTAATAACATCAATACCTTTCCAACCCATAGCTTTCATAACTAAATCTTGACCATGGGAAGCACTTGTAACGGCACATGCATATTTATGTCCTACCATTTCTGCAAACTTTTCTTCAAACTCTGCAACCTTGGGTCCTTTACCCCACCAACCACTTTCTATTACTTCTCTAAGAGCGTCAACTTCTTCAACTCCACCCTTAGGTCCTAAGACTGGTAGCATTTTTTCTCTTATTTCCATGTTATAACTCCTTGTAGAAATCTACAAACTCTTTAAATAGTTCTTCAACAGGTGAATTGTAGATATCATTATTATGATACTTATCAAAGTTTTTAAAGTGTTTGAAGTCCATTAAATCCTTTTCCCAACCCAATTCTAAACGAAAACCTTCTTCCTTTGTTTGTTGAGTAAATGATGGTGTATTAACAAAAAATGGTACCACTGCAGCTCCACTTGCACCATAAATACTACACTTTGTACTTTTCAAAATAGCTAACTGTTCTTCTAATGAATTAGGATTATCTTTTTCCATTTCATAATTCATTATCTTATGTTGTAAATCTTTAAATAATTCATGACCCGCAAGTCCCTGTGCTCCACCGCGGCTACCTTGTGTTTTGATCGATAAACTAATAACATTAACGCCTAATTCTTCAATAACTTTTTTAGTAAAAAGTGGCCAGTTATCTGGATGCCAATCTAAATAACATGGTTCGTCATCCCGGCTTCTAAGTCTTGCCATTAAAAATATTGTAGGATCATCATTATCAAAATAAGAATTTATTTTGCTTTTTACATCGTACAATAAAGTGTTATTTACTTCATAGTGTACATATCGACCAAAAGGATAATCAGATAAACATCGTTCTCTTGTTATAGGAACATCACCAGGTTTATGAACAACTATATCTTTAAACCCTCTAAATTGAAATTCTTTAATGATTTTTTCAAGATGATCTACAAATCGTTTAGGAATTACATCGTCTCCAACTCCGCCCGTTACGACAGGTATATCACCTGAAAGAGTTTTATCTTGGTGTTCGCCGAATGTAGCAGGATATGTGAGTGAAGCTTCTAATTCCGATGGGTGTGGAATATATTCATCAATAAAATCTCCATACGCGACATTTCGTCCATTAAATCCTAAACATACTGCCCAATGATCTGGATAATCTTCTCTAATTTTTCTACACTCCGGATTCCACCAACTAAGTTCATAACTAAATTCTCCAACCCATGGACCAAAGATTATTACTTTATCCGTATCCATTACATCACTCCTATATTTTTAAACAGTTTATGAGTGTATTGGGCTAAATATTCAGGATGATATGCTTGATTATAAGCGGTTATCATATTGTTTACTAATTCTGATCTGAGAGCTGTAAAGTTTTCGACACAGTATTCGATCTTTTCTTCAAGATCGCTAAAATCGTTTTTACATGCAATGTATGTTTCATCAGGACGATAAACATTTGGATAAGTGTCTAAATAACTTAAGTCTTCTTTAAGCAATATTGATCCTAACGTAACTGCAGCAATATCTCGTGGAGCTCCGTATGCTCCATAACCAAACGGTGATAAAATAACTTTTGACGATGCTTGATACTTTGACCATTCTTGCCCGTCTAATCGTTTACCGTTGTTTAATTTTGCAATCATGTATTGAGAATCTTTAGTCTTATCAAATATTCTTTTTCTGTATGCATTATAATAAAAATCTTGAGAAGGTTTTAAATCAAATTCATGACATTCAGGATGTGGATATTGAAACATTAAAGAAAGATCAAATAATTTATCGATTGATTTCCAGTCTATATTGAAATTATAATCTTCTACACCAAGCCAGTTTTTTCCAGATAAAAAAAGTTTATCTTCATGAATATCCCAATCTTTTGGAATATAGTTTTGATCAGGTATACCCCAGTCTTCAGATTTACCCCAATACCATCTTCCACCAACCCATCCTTCTTTATATAGCGATCTATCCTTTAGTAACGTGTCTTTAAGTAAACATATAGCTCGTGATTCAATGAAAGTTTCCCACGCTCCAATTACTGATGAAGAATCTTGACTGTCAAGTAAAATATAAGGTCCTTCAATTTTATCTAAAAAATCTAGCCCTTTTTGGACACTCGCTTCAAACGATCCTAATTTTTTATCCTGGAATAATGAATGTCCAACCATTGTAATATCATAATCTTTAGCATCTGAATCAACTAATTCAATTCCATACGTTGCTAATTGATTAAAAGATTTTATGTATGGTCTAAAAGTGTGGTAATCGTTTGTTAAAATTCTTACCTTAACGTCTATCATCTCATTAACCTCTCGTAATGTGCATTTTGTTCTTCCTGTTTGTTTATTGTTTTGTGATGGTAGATGCAATAGTCTTCTTCAAAAGGTAATGTAGTATCATGAGTGGGGCCGGTTAATCTCTCATGAACCCGCCTCTGCCACTTGATGTGCGATTCATTCTTCCATAACCTTTGTTGAGGATCTGGCCAATTGATCCTACCTAAGCCGTCAACATTCCAGCCCCATCTCTTTGCGTGCTCCTCTGTAATTCCCTCAACCGTATTCCATCTTGGAACCCAAAATAATTCTATTATTGGATTTGCTTTTATAAAGTTTTTTGCGTTTAACATTAATATTTCGTGAGGTATTTCATCAGCATCTAAATTGAAAATCCAATCACCACTACATTGTGACATCATAAAATTTTTGTGAACAGAAAAATCCCCGTTAAATCCACGCTCAACAAAGTTTATGTTATTGCTTTTATCGTGAATATATTTGTCAAAAACCGCCCAGGTTTTATGGTCAGAACCATCATCAATTATAACTAATTCATCTTCATCGTCTTTAAATTCTAATATAAAAGGTATGAGCTGTTCTATTTCTTTGTGCTCATTATGTGTTGTAACGGCGTAACTTATTTTCATTTATAATATATATAAGTTTGGTTGTTCAAAAATTATTTTTTTATTCCCCAAAAGTACAAATCAGAATGTTCTTCGTGGATAGAAAATTCAAACTCTGAAAAGGTATTTTCAATATCAATTGCCTCTCTTACCATTTCTTCTGTGACGTTTCTATAGTATTCGTTATCCCAATTTGGTCTTCTAACATTAGGCATAGTTTTCCAATTTTCATGTTCTTCTTTACTTGTCTCTTCAAGAGATAGCGTTCCATGAACAGGTCGGCCAGTCGTTGCACATGTAAAAATAAAAAAGCCTTTTGACTTTAACATTCTTACAGCATTTTGCATACTTTCTGCATAGTAAGGATTATGTTCCCAACACTCACATGAAATAATTGTATCGTATGTTTCATCAGGAGCGTCGTATTCTTGTGCAGTACAAACGATATCAACTCCTGGACCTTCCATTAAATCTAATCCAGAAAAATCCGAATCGTCAAATAAAAATTCTTCGTTTCCGTTTACATCAAAAGATCCAATATCTAAAACCTTAACATTTTTAAAAAACTGTGGGAAGTTACGTTTAACTTCTTTACAAAAATCCCATTGCTCTATATGGGCCATTTTACCTCCTATAACATTTCTTCATCAACTTCTGGGATACTATCCTGTAATTCTTTTAATAACTGATTAGGCCATTTAAAATCGTCTGGAACAAACGCGGCTCTTGTCCGTAATACATGCCAGCTAAATGTTCTATAAATTCCTCTGCCCTTTATAAGACTAGCCAATTTAGAATATGTTTGTTTTGCTTGGGCTCTTTCAGTATCAACTCCATACCGTTGATCTCGAAGTTCAAGACCACCTACTTTTTGAAACATTTTCTTATATTGACTCTCTGTAATTCGTTTAGACTTAGGAGGCTTCGGTTGTGCATTGAGTTGTAGTGCATGAACAAGTCTAACTCTTTTACCATCTTTAACTCGTTTATACATAAATTTTTCGTTAAGTATAAGGCAAGTTCTAAGACGACTCTTACCTGATTTCCCCTTGTATCGAAATTGTACTACATCGCCAGCTGTAACATTTGACCACGTAATTCTTACTTTAGCCATCTGATGCTAGGGTAAGATCTTTAGCAATACCCATGTCTTGACACGCACTTAAAAAATCAAATTTTTCATAACTCTCTGCATTTTCTGTATCTAACATCATCTCAAAATCGCCGATTTCTTCTTTCTTTTCTTCTGAAACTTTAATAGCCTTTGCATATTTCCAGTTCCACGCTTCTTCTGTACCTTCAGGAAATATGATTCCTAGTTTACCCATATTGACTACGGCTGGGAACCACCATATCTTTCTTTCTTTATCAAATATTTTTAATTTATTCACTAATATTGTAGAATCCGGAGTGAGTTTTTCTTCATTTTTTTTAGTGAATCTAGTATCACTCATAAATCCACAATTGAAACACATAAACGAACTATAGGTTTCTTGCATTTCTTCAAAGCAATGGTCTTCTGTTGCGCAATGGGCGCATTGTACTACTCTTTCCATGTTATTCCTTAACCTTTTCTAGTTTTGGCAAATTTAATTTTGGCAAATTTAATCCAACAGTTTGTGTAAATTCAGGTAATTTTGAATCTAAAATAGAATTCAATTTAATTTCCATGGCACGCATTGAAAATTTGGATCTATTGTTTGCTGCTAGCTTTTTAGCCCAAAGTTTAGCTTTTCTATAGTTGAATTTAAGATGTTTCATCATATCAGCTGCAGCGCCATAATTAACACCGAACCACTGTTGACCTTCAATCCACATACCATCTGGAAATGCATCTTGTTCAACATTAATTAGTCCACCGGGTAGCCATTTTTGTTGTTTACCGCGTAAAAAATCAACATGTCCACTAAATTTTGGTACCAGAACTGGTTTTTCTGATAAAGAAGCTTCCAACAATGGTCTTCCAAATCCTTCTCCATGAGTAAATGAAATATGAGCTTTTACTTTCGGATGATTATATAAATCATTCATTTCACTATCATGTAGATCTGCTGACATAAAATAAACTGATGGTGGGTTTGGGTTTTTGACGGTTGATTTGATTTCGAAAATTTTTCTACTAATATCTTCAATGTCCATTATTGAAGGAGTTGCACCACTAGTCTTTAATATTAGTCCAACATTACTTTTATCAGAAAATGTTTCCATAAACACTTTAACTAACATTCCAACATCTTTACGATCATGACCGAGAGCCCCTTGGAGCCAATGGCCAACAAATAAATAATTCCAATCAGTCTCAATTTTCTCCATTTCATCTGCCAAAATCTTTGAACATGAAGACGTCGGAAAATATGTTTCAAGGTCTGCACCTTCAAATAATACTTCGACAGGGGTTTCAACCTTCAAAGATTCTTGTGTTTCTGAATTCGTATATTCAGTGCCAACCATACTATCTTTTGCAAACGCTGAACTTGTTAAGACAAGATCCATTCTATTGCAGCCTTCAATCCATGGCTGCGGTATAAGAGTAGTTTCTAATCCCGCTGTAATGCCAATATTATATGTTCCTATTGAAGCAAATTCATTGGGTACTACAATGTGAATATGTACGTCGGGTTTTTCTGTAACTTGTCGTATTCTATTAATAATTATAAGATCTTTTTCGTCTGTTTTGTCAAGTGCATTTTGAGGCGTATTTCCCCATGGGACAGGATTGACAGCAACATCATATTTATCAAGTGAAACTAATGCTCTAACAATATCTCTTGATCTAGAACCATAACCCGATCTTGTACCGACTGGTGCCGTCACTAGTACTTTTGGTTTTGATTTAACTGCACTTTTTATCATACTTCAATTTCCTTTGTCAATGTTAGCCCATTGTATTTGTTTTTTGGAATTTCCCATTTACTAGCATCATGAATATCGATTCTCGATCTAGGTTTCCACATTTTAAGTGTATTTTCAATGTCATGAGTAAACCGCTTATTCATTTCATCCGATTCAAATCCAAATTCTGGATTTGTAACGTACTTTCTCCCAGCCATTCCCCTAGCGTTTAACTTTTCACCTCTTTCAGACCATGCTTTTTTCATTTGTATTGCTATATCTTGAAAATCCGGTCTGTCATCTGAAATATATGGTGTTGGCATAGAGCCCTGTAAGGATCTACTTGTTGCCCACACTGGAAATACCCATTCACCATGATCTTTATATCGACCATCATGATTAGATCCCCATTCAGGGGTATAATCTTCATGTGTTAAATAAGTTCCATCTTCTTTTTTGAATCCACAATAATCTTGCATTCCACCAGATACGTTAACAATTATTGGAGTTCCACACATCAATGATTCTGCGCCTGATAAGCCAAATCCCTCGTTGGAGCTTATTAATATGGTTACATCTGCTGTATTGTATAACCAATTTATTTGTTCGCGTTCAAACTTATTCGGTGAAAATGCAACATCATACTCACCTGCAAGTTGAGTTGCAACTTCTGGTAAATTTGTGCCGTTTTCGTCTTGCGGATTGCAGTGCATTACTAGTAAGCATTTTGACGCATCCTCTTTTGAAATAGAATCACAAAATGTTCTATACGCGTAAATAATATCTGCTGGTAATTTTCTTCTAATATTACGAGCATTAAATAGTATAACAAAATCTTTATCTTTTCCGTCAAATCCTTCATTTTTAAATTTATTAAACTGATCGGCTTTTTCATAGTTAACTGGAAGCGGAAAATAATCTTTTTTATTTATTCCATGAGGAATATACGTTACTTGCCAATCCTCATATGATGATCTAACATTTCGCACAATATTGCATGTTTGTTTTGAAATATTAAACAATGCATCTACAGAATCATAATACTTTTGATTCCACATTGGATACGGAAGATCATCCCATATGTTATAATACATTATAGGTAAAAATTGACGGACTTCTCGTTCCATTTGAAATAACCATTCCCAAAATCGTGGATCCGTATAAATCATTATGCCAGACAAATTGTAGTGCGCCATTGCTCCACGTACAATATCAGGATTTCCATAACCATCTACTGGATGAATTTTACATTCTACTTCCGGAACACCTGTACGTTCTATCAGATCATCATTCATGTCAATTGCATTCCCTGCTTCAGGATGCTTTATGGCCCCACCAATTTGCACCCAATTGAATCTATGACAAGTTCCCAATACAAACTCCCGGGATACATTACCTACACCAGATGTCATTCTAAAATCATCTGATAATAGAAGCATTGTTTTACGTTCTTCCCGAGGAAGGACCGGATATCCATTTCGAATATCTCCAATTTTAAACATATAACCTCCTTAAATTATTATTAATAACCAGTTTTAAAGTTTTCTTTTAAATCTTTTGTGTTTCTGATTTTTTCTGCAAAGGATTCATCATTCAAATATAAAAACATTGCTCTGTTAACAAGTTTTTGTAGTGTTATGTCCGAATTAGTTTTAAATTCGGCATAAAGCTCAGATAATAATTTGATTGATGTAAGTTTCCATAGTGATTTTATCATCATAACGTCTCATATTTATTATTAATATATATGAAAAACTTTAGCAAAAAACTACTTTTTCTGAAATTCAATGTTACTTGGTTGTTTTATCTAACAATTCTAGCCACTCTTGTTCAAGTTGTTTTGTCGGAAAAAATATTTTGTCATCCTTGTATGCTTGTTTTAATCTTTTTATTTTGCTACGTTTTATTTTTAGCGTATAGTCAGCTGTACTTGACCGTATTCTAGGTCCAGGAAAAATAGTCGGCATATATTCATGTTCTTCATTGTATAAAAACTTATTTTTAGTTAATGAATAATTCCGTAACAGATGTTTAACTTTTAAATAACGGTTTTTTGAGACCATTAAAATGTCCACATTATCCTCAGATTTAATCTTTCTTTTGAGTCTAGAGGATATTTTCTGCCTCCATTTATCCACGTCTTCTACTATAAATACAATATCTATATCGCTCTTATCATCTACAAAGCCATTCACATAACTACCGCATAATTGTATATCGTACAATCCTTCATTTCCCATCTCTAAATCCTCTACAATGAAAGATATGACTTTTTGTATACTGTTATTTATTGTAATTAAATTCGGATGAGTCATTTCTTTTTTGCCGCTTTTCATTAGAATGATGTATTGGAGTTGCAATATGGTTCATGTGATCTTTTATAAAGCGCAAGCCGTGTATAATATTTACTGGAGCTTCCTTTCGTATTTGAAATCTAAACTCAGAACTATTGTCTATAGTATCGTTTGACGTTATATCTAAAAATACAAATTTACGACATAATCTAGACAATACTATGTTTGTTCGTATTCTTAATGAATTTGCATGCTTGATAGCTGAAGCAGAAATAATCTTTATTTCATCACTTGATTCGCCGTGAAATGTGATAATAAACTCGCCTCTTATATCATGTTGAATATTAGAAATATAAGACCATACAGCTTCCTCATATTCAGTACTAATAAAATCTAATCCTCTAATCTTTACTTCTGGTATCATCTGCCGCTCCTATCACACAAAAGTGGTTTGTCTTTAAATTCACACCATTTGCATCCACTCTCTATGCCTAATTGTTCATATTGTGCTTCAGTATTATAACTTCCATCTGGATTGAAACATTCACTAATAAATATGTCAATCTCTTTAAAAGTTCTGTTAATAGACACATTTGCAGACGGTGGTTCAAATGATTGTACCCATTTTTGTGGAAAATCCGAATTTTCCCAAAGTAAACGTTTAAAGATAAGAAATTCAACATCTACCATGCTAAGATCACACTCATATTTGTCCGCAATAAATTTTTTATAAAATAATAATTGGCCGCGTTTCATTGGATCTTTTTTTTCTTTTTTCCATCCTCGGGTTGAAGTCTTAATGTCTATAACCCTTATTCGGCCGGTATCTATATTTTTCATAAGAATATCAATATACCCTAAAACTTTTACACCGTTGTATTCGTCTTCCAATGGTACTTCAATACCTAAAAGTTCCCAACCATTTTTTGTAAAATAATGAGCCCGTTTCTTTTTAAACCAATCTAAAGCCTTTGCGCCCTGGATGCAAAACTCTATAAGTTCAGATTTTTTTGAAAAATGAGAGCCTCCCATTGATGCTACAGCTTCTGAGTAAATCTTTCTAAGCGATTCAACGAGCATATTACCCAAATCTAATTCGTCTGCAGCCTTTATTGACTCTGAATACATTACAGTAAGGTACGTTTGTAATACTTCATGGAAAGCTTTACCATAAACAGTGTATATAGAATCCGTATAGATTTTCTGTTTATCGATGTAGCGAAGCTTCCATTTTTGAGGACATGATTTCCATGCCGAATATTGTGACCAACTTATTTTTTGCATATTACTTACGACCTCTACAATCATTCATTATGTAATTTGTTTTCTTTTCATTATTAATATTTGTAATTCTTAATGATATACATTCTGTACTATGATGGTTTAAACAAAACTGCGTTAAATATCTGTTAACACTTGGAAAATCAGATAATGGAATAGCACTGATGTCTTCTTTATATCTATGCATTTGACCATGGAAACCCTTAAGCTCATAACCCTGCGGACCTTTAGGATTCTTTGGACTTAAATTAATTGCACCGTTAGGTGAATTTGTACATGATATCAATTGCAAATAAAGCAACAGTACACATCCAAGAACAATCAAGACCATTATTCTCATTGCAGCTTTTTCAAATCCATTGTAACCGTACATTATTCAGATACTGTATCTAATATTACAGATGCAACTAAATAAGGATCTGCATTAGCGGATGGTCTTCTATCTTCGAAATATCCTCTACCGTCTTTAACAACTTGCCAAGGAATTCTAATTGATGCTCCTCTGTCTGATACTCCCCACTTGAAAGTATTAATGTCACACGTTTCATGAAGGCCTGTAAGTCTTAAGTTGTTGTCTTGTCCATACGCAGCAATACAATGATCCACGTTATTTTTCAACTTATCCATTGCTGGTATAATTTCTTTGGTATAACCGCCAGGTTCTCTCATTTGAGCAGTTGAAAAATTTGTATGCATTCCCGCACCATTCCAATCTCCTGCTACGGGCTTTGGATGAAGTGTAACTACAACGTCATGTTTTTCCGCTATACGATACAGGATATAACGAGACAACCATAAATCATCACACATTACCAATAAATCTCCAGCACCAACTTGATATTCCCATTGACCAGGCATTACTTCTGCATTAACACCGCAAACTGCTAAATCTGCGTAGTGACATGCAAATAAATGTTCCTCAACAATATCACGACCGTAAACCTCATCTGCACCTATTCCACAATAAAATGGACCCTGTGGAGGTGGATAGCCTTTTTCAGGCCAGCCTAATGGGCGTCCATCTTTAAACAATGTATATTCTTGTTCGAACCCTACCCACGCTGAAGTCGTATTATATTGCATCATCGTCATTAATAACTCCATTCTGGTATTTGTTGTGTGTGCAACTTCGTCGATTCCAAAAGCCGTCTTTGGTACATCGTATACTTCACACAATACTAGTAAAGCTTGTTCATCTTCACCACAAATTCTAAATGGATCTTTAACCATTTTTACAGGTTTAAGAACACAATCGGAACTATCACCGGACGCTTGATTTGTTGAGCTACCATCAAAACCCCAAATAGGAATATCTTGAATATCTTTAATAGGCTCACTCAAAATTTTTGTTTTAGCTCTTAATTTACTTGTTGGAATAGTACCGTCAATCCAAATATATTCTAAATATGTTTTCATTTTCTTCGCCTCTTTGATTCTTGTTCTATTAAAAACCACATTATTAAACTACCAATAAATACCATAGTAAACATTACCATTATTTACCCCATTTTCCTCTAGCAACAATTGTCGCCATGATACCATAATTCGATATATCAAGATACGCGTCTTCCATTGGTTCGTCAGTTACAGCAGGTTGTCTACCGCTCATTAAAAGATTCTTTAATCTCTGGCATTTGTCATTAATCCTGAACCAAAGTCCGGTTAGTGAAAGCTTTATTTCATCTTCGGTTTGAAGTTGAGTGCCTACAGAAATGTTTCCTGGACCGTAATCGTGTTGTTTTTTACAGAAGAGATCAAATTGTTCTTGTTGAACCTTTTTAAATTCTGCTATCATTTGTGGATAAGCATTATCTAAAATAGATTCAGCGGGCGATTTTGGTAATGAATGTGATGTATCTTTTATAGTTTTCATCTTATTCTCCTTAATTAAATTTATTGTTTCTTTCCTATATATTGCGTCTTAATTCCGCATTTTTCTAAAAAGTCTATTCCTTCAGGTTGACGCCCATACAAATTAGTATAATATACTTCTTTAATTCCAGAACCTACAACTATCTTTGCACATTCAAGGCATGGTGACCATGAACAAATCAATGTTGCACCATCAGTTGATGTTCCATATCTTGCAGCAAACGATATTGCATTCATTTCGGCGTGTATTTCATTGTGTACTGCGAAATCATGGTGTTCGTTTGATAATTTCGTTTTATCGCCTGGCCGACCGAGATCTTTACCTTTAAAAACATCTTCACAATGTGGCATTGCAGATGGAGAACCGTTCCAGCCGGTCGATATAACTCTTCCTTCTTTAACAACAATTGCCGCAACTTTTATTTTTGCACATGTCGATGAGTACTCAAGGGCTTTTAATATTCGTTTAAAAGTTAATAGTCTTCGCCGTTTCATCATATTCCTTTAAAATAGTTTCAATATAGGGTATTTGACTAAATTCTTCTAGTTGTTCGTAAATTTGCTTTTTAAAAAATGTATCATAATCGAGTTTGAAAAATTCATTTTCTTTCTTTAAAAGATCTAATTGATCGTCAAGTACACATATTGCACGATGACGTTTTTTAGGTTTTAAGTGATCTTCTTGTAGCGCTGTAGCATAAAACAGTAATGGCTTGTCCATATTATTGATGCTGATGTCAAATATTTCATTAGCCCATTGGCACGCTGTAAGATGTTGAGGTTTACTTTTAATATACTCTTCAAATCGTTTACTAAAACTTTTGACAATACCAATTTGACTTAACGGTACTTGAGCAATCTCTTTACGTATACGTATAAGATCATCCGCTGTTAACTTGCCTCTTACAGCTTTTTCTGCAAGGGTGTCGAGTATCTTTTTACAATATGTTGGAGCGTCTTTACGAATAATGTTTAGGCCACGGATGTACCGCTTACCGGAGGTTCGTTCAATACCATAATAACGTTTTTTAGCATTACCAAAATATACATGTTCAAGATCTTTTTCAAATTTAAGATCAAGATAAAAGTAATCGTCATTAACTGTTGTTGAGTACTTTGGAACAAATACATTTCTAAGTTTATCTGTAAAATCACCTTCAAGTAAATCTACAATTTGATTAATAGATTTGCCATTTTGTTTTACAAAAGTTGAATCAGTATCGCCATATAAAACTGGCATGTCATACTCATTTTTCATTGTATCAACAGCGTACAATAACGCTTGTCTACCGAAATACGTTGTTGCATCAGCGCATTCAGGCTTATACATTCTAAAATAATTAAAACCCATAGCCCCATATGCGGAATTAAGAATTAATTTAATAGCTCGCTGTTTGCGTTCGTTTGCAACTCTATCTTTTTCAGGTATTTCACCAGCGTCTAACTTTGCATTAATATCTTTACGCATTAAGAATAACGTTTTCAACAGAAAGGGCATAATACCCAGTCTGTGAGAGTGACCAAAAAACAGATAGCGTTTGCCGAATAAGGTTGCATCATGACCAGTATCTATGAAATCAATCTTCCTAGTTTTTAACTCGCTGGCGATTTGATCGATTGTCATTCCGGTTTCTTCTATGGCATTTTCTTCACTGCAAATAAAAGTTTCAGGGCTAATATTAAATGCCATTATGCTTGTTGGATATAGAGATGTATAATCTAATGTTGCAACATCTTCATGGCCTCCCGGCTCTTGTGGATCTAATACAATGGCGCCTGCAAATGATTGTCGCTGTTTTACTTGTTGTGTTGGAAAAAGCATTTTGCCGTTAAAGGCTTTAAGAATGTAATAGTCAACTAGCATCGATTTAAAGAATATAAACTTAAAAGCTTCAAGACCCGCAATCTCTTGAATAATACAATACAAAGAAAAAATATTTAATTTCTTTTCTATTTCAAGAAGTATTTTTACGTCTTGTATATTATATTCTAAAAACCCTTCATAATTTTCAAGCCAGTCTTTCCATGTAAACTCTGTCATTTTTTCTACTGTTCCAACAACTTCTTTCGCAGCTGTATCAAGTTTCCAATTTGTGAGTTTAAATCCAAGGTCTTGCATAGAATCCATAAGATCAATACAGTCAAGACCATTGACTGTTAATTTAAAATAATCTTGTTTTTTATACATTTTAATGTAACCAACTGGAGAAAGCTTGGAATAATCAATATCTAAGTTTTTGCACCGGTTTATAATGTATGGTAAATCAAATTGCGATGAATACCATCCTGTGAGAACATCTACATTGTTTTTCTTAACATAATAAAGAAACGCTTCGATCATGGTTTCTTCGTCTTTTAGATAGATGAATGCAACATTATCTTTATCTTCACGTCTAGGTTTTTCATCATTTTTAGTATGTTCAGGATGCCAAGAAAATACAAAATATTTTTCAGTATCAACTGCATATGCAACCATTGATGTAATAGGCATTTGGGCATTATCAGGTTTGTTTGCTCTTGGATTATCAGGATCATACCACGTTTCAATATCAAAAAAACATATGTTACGTTTATGTGACCATTTCAGATTCTTATCTTGAATATATTTGAATTCAGGTGATACATCGGCAATATATGATCTGTCCGTATGTTTTCTGATAAATCTTTTCTTATTGACGATTGATGTATAATTTACTTTATAGCCCTTTTTATCGTCAATGGTTTTTATTTCAGAAGTCTTATCAACTGTAAACCCGGGCTTGCTTTCAACGTCAGAAATATGTTCAGTATCATAATAGAAATAATCTTGAAACATATCATACTTTGTTACACGCTTTCCATCTTCATAGCCTGTTAAAAACATTTTAAATTGACCTTTATTGAACTTAGAAGCAATGCGGGTTAGTTCAAATGACATATAAATCCTTTATTATTGTTGGTATAACCTAATACTTTTTTACGTAAAACCAAAGTACTTTTTTGTTTTATTTTGAGTAGAGGATGAGATTCGAACTCACATACACGGGGTTGCAATCCGTTACCTAGCCATTCGGACACCTCTACATTTGTGGAGCTGACAGGGATCGAACCTGCGACCTCCGCAGTGCAAGTGCGGCGCTCTCCCAACTGAGCTACAGCCCCATTGAAATAGGTCAATTATTCACCGGTTGAACCAAATCCGCCAGCACCCCTAGTTGAATTATCTTCAAATAATACTGATGCATCTACTTCTTCAATTGAATCATAAAACATAGGTACTAAAATAAATTGCATTATTTTGTCGCCGGCGATCAATGTCTGAACAGTTGAACCAGCATTGATTACGTGTATATGAAGCTCCCCTTGATAACCTTCATCTACTACTGCAGCGCCAGCAATCAATTGTTTTTTAGTGGCAATGCCTGATTTATTAAACGCAATTAATGCATAACCTTCTGGAACATTTACTTTGACACCTGAAGGTATTAGTGCTTGTTGGCCTGGTGATAGATGATATTCATTGCCGATATTCCATTTGTTTGGTATAAAAAAATCTATGCCGGCATCATTACCATTTGCTCGTACTGGCGTTTTAACGTCTCGTATTTTACTTATTTTCATTTTATTTCCTCAATCATTTTTAATATGTTTTCTTTATTTTCATAAATAATTCTTAGTCTTGCATTTCGTTCATCGGCTAAAGCTTCTACTTCATTTTTATCCATATGACTTGACATTGAAAATGGAAATGTATTTGTACAAAGATAGCACAAAAATAAATCAACCATTCCACTTGACCATTCCCAATCTTTTGACTCACTATGATAACCAATCAAAAATTGTCGTGCCATTTCAGGAACAAGCTCATATAAGTCCGTAAATAACCCCATTACTTCTAATGATATAAAATCAATTGAAGCAAAATCAAAATCTATTAAATGGTAACCGCGTTCGTCATACAAAATATTGTGCAATCTAAAATCTCTATGGAGTTTAGATTTCGGCTGATCAGGTAATTTATCTAATGTTTTTAATGTTTCGAATATTTCTTTGCGTATACCTTTTGATTTTAAAAATAGCCAATCATTTCTACGTATATTATTCCACGACGCCATGGTGCTATATGTTTCATCTTTATATGGAAGACTGGTTTTTATCCATCCAGCATCACCATTTCGCGCCATTGTCCATGAAAAATTCCAGTCTCTTCCAGAATTGTGTAATTTAGCCATTGACTTACCAAATAACTGTAAATCTTTATTTGTAGTAGGTTTTGACTTATAATCAATATAGTCTAAATGCAAAACTCCATTACTGTGACCTAAAACTTTATTGATGTAAAAACCAGTATTATCTAAAAAATGGTCATGTACTTCATTTTGCCAATCATAAATTGCCGGATTATAAAGTTTTGTAGACATTGTTTTGACCATAACTTTTTTATCGTCTATTATTTCTATTTTAGTTGAATTTCTAGGCATGATTTGGATCTCCTGATATGATGCAATCTTCAAACCAGCCTTGAGTATCTGGAGGTAACCAGCAATCCTCTGGATCATTAGTTGTTAAGTTTAAATCTTTTAGTGGTGTATCATTATTCTTTAAGTAATAATGCATGCAAATACTTTTATAAAAGAATGAACCTAATTTTAACTCAGGATATATTTCTTGCAATCTGTGTAACATATATCTTTGCATAACTGTAAATAAAACTGTATCGTATGGATACCCAAATGCTAAATCTGTACTGCGTGTTTCAAGGGTGCAATGTAACTTGTTATCTCTAATTACTAAGTGGGCGAACGAAAGACAGGGAATATGCTCTTCAGGTTTACGATTTCCTAAATCTAATACGGCTTTTCGAGTATCTTTATCTTGTTTAAACAACTCAAATATTGCATCAAGAGACCATGGTGATAATGCTTCGCGGACTTCAGCACCGAAGAAGAATTTTGCATCAGGGCTGCCCATGGTATATTCCAACATTTCTTTTGAATGAATTGCACTAACATCATTTTCAGTCATTATATCTCTAACTTCCTGTGAAATAAAATCCCACTTGAAACTTGGTATACATACAACTGACATGTCAGGACGTTTTATTTCAACCATTACATGCATTAATTCTTTAGTGCGTTTACCACGGGATTCATGGACATATCCGCGAGTCTTAACGGCGTCTCTCATCCATTCAAATGCTTCACCTGCAGTATTACAAGTTTTAATATTCATTTGGTAATCCTTCCGGAAGTAATCCCATCCATACTTTTTCTCTATTTAAAAATAGTGTCATGCATGCAAATCCACCAGCGCCCTTTGTTATTTCGCTCATTGGAGACTCGTGACATTTAACACCTAAAGATTCATAAGCTGCCTTAGTTTCAGGACATTCAGATGGCATTATAATTTCATTTTCATTCACTGTAATAACGTTTAATGAAAAGCCTTTTACAATTTCTTCTGTTTCACTAAACGCGTATGTATTTTCAAAATCCATGTCCCACGGCTCGAGTTCTTTTCTGTATGCAGCATTGGTCAATGAAAAAATATGCTTTGATCCTTGAATATGTTGAGGTATTTGGTGATGTTTATTACCTTCAATTTTATGAGAATCAATATCATATCGTGAATTAAAAAATCTAGATATTTCTTCGGATGCTTTAAAAGTTGTACGATAACCTTCATTTATCATGATCTTTTTTGGATTTAACCATACAATATCTGCTCCTTCATGATCCCCTACTGGAATAAAATTGATCTGATCATCCGTTACGCCAATGTGTTTTAATAGCTTGTGTAAATATACTTCTTCACCTTTACGTACATCGTGATGTGGACGACAAAGAATCAACTGATCAGGAGTTGCTATTGCTAAATCTTTCATGTAAATAAGATTTGGAAATTCAACAGCCATTGATGTTCTAAGAGGAAATCCTATATCCGTATAAACCGTAATATCTAAAGATTCCAATAATTCAATGTATGCATTTATTTCATATAAAACTTTATCATAATTTGGTTCTTCTAAAAACATCATGTCTTCTGCAGAATTAAATGCAAATTCTTCTCGTGTTGGGACATGTAATAATACCGATTTTAATTTTCCAAATTCGCTATTGACTCCTATATCCATGTATTTTCCTCCATGCTATATTTTAATGCTTTCATTAATGATTTAATTCTTGGTTGATCTGCTAATTCTCGTATTAACTTTTTTCTTTTATGCCATCTATATTTTCTAGGCTTGTTTGTTATCATAACTAATGGTAAATTTGCAACACTGATTGGTTTTATGTTTATAAATTCAGTTACCTCATTCATCATTTTCTGTGGATAATCTAAAAAGTCTTCAAATTTTAATTGCATATAGTTCTCTGGGCTATTGAGTATTTTAATGTTTAGTGCGTGTTCATGTGCGGAAGCCCATTGATTAGCACATACTTCATATAACGCATTATTTTTAAAATTTTCCCAATTAGGAGGTAAATCAAATTTCCACCACTTATCGCCGTATTCTTTTATGTCGGAATATCCTTTTATATTTAACGTATGTCCATCCATAGCAAGATTTTTAGCGAAAAACCCTTTATCATGTAACCATCCATCCATTAATCCGTTGACAGATTGAGCAAAACCCCTTGTCATGTGAAGATATTTTACTTTGGCACGTGGAAATAAGGTTTCAAACATGCCGGCTCTATAAACGTTTTGAGGAGTTTTAAAAACTAAAGAATGTTTCTCGAGATCGCTTTTTGTTAATGGCTGTTTTAATTTTGGTACAACAAATGGCGTATCTTCAACTTTCCAATCAAGTGGATAATGTTCTTCGGGTCCGTTTAAAAAAGTATCATAATAGTATAACCATGGCTTATTTTTGCCGGCTGTGAATTCAATTAAAAATTTCCTGATTAATTCGTCATAATTTCCAGCCCAAAATCTATGGTCTTCAAAAATTTTAAAAAATATGGATTCTAAATGTTCTTTACTAAAATCAAAATCTTCAATTGGAAGTTGAAGGAGTAAGCGTTTTCTCATTTGCTCAATAAACGCATTCATTGATAAATCACCATCTTCAATTCTTAAACCAAGATCATCTAATATATTACTTATTAATTCATCTTTATACTGTATGTTGTTGGATTGAAGAAAATCCGAAGGAACAAACGGGAATTCATTTTGCGTAAGAGCTAAAAATGGTGATTCTTCTCCGGAAGTGAACAATAATTCTGGAGACCTGGTAAGTGCCTCTTTGAATAGCGAAGAACCCCCACGAGAACCTGTAATTATAACAGTTATGTTTTTGACATGTCGAGCAAGATGTGCTTTATCTTCTACATTTCTTGCAGATGATATGGAATTAATTCGGTCTAAATAATCGCTAATCTGCATTTTATTTCCTCATGTAAAGTTTCAATCATACGGTTCGTTATATGATGAGTTGGCTGATCTGAAAAAAGATGTACGGTGTCAAATTTTGAAAGCGTTTTTTCATATTTTTGAAAGTGACGTTCTGTTTCGACACCTTCCTTTGTTCCCCTTTCTGCAAGAATTTTAAATGGAATATCAATAAAAGCGGCCATTTTATGTATGTGGCATTTTGCATAACGCTCAACTTGAGAATTACCATATACAGATTCAGTAAGTCCTCTGTCCCAAAGTATTACTTTTTTGTAATCATTTAATTCGTCCATTCGCTCAACAATATTATGCATCCAATAATTGTATTCATCCCAACGATTGCCATATCCTATGACAATTTGTCCGGCTCCCTTGAACCTTACAGCATCAGGATATTTTTTACAATATTTATTTATTAAAAGAGTTTTTCCGGATTTTGATAAACCTTCAACAAATACTATCATTCAAATAATTCCTTTTCTTTTTCTTTAACATACTCTAAAATTTCGTCTTTAGGAGAATCCGCAATAAGTTTTGATTTTGGATTTATATCTTTCATCATAACATTCCATGTGATATCTTCTTTAAGCTTAAATTTCCTATCAGTTTTCTCATTGATATATTCGGATTCTGATAAGATTTTGCTTGCCATTTCATAATGCATTTCATACACATGCATCGATCCAGCAAAATGATTATACGTTCCAAGCTCTAAATCTGGCATTTTAAGTTTTAACTCATTATACATCATCTGCTGAAATAAACTGAATGTAAACGCATCATTGGTTAAACCATAAACAATATCATTTGATCTCATTGAAACGCCTAAGTGTAATTTATTTTGGCGAATGAAAAATTGAACATATTGTGTACATGGAACGTCTAATGGATTTTTTCCTTTATGATATGGTTGATTAATAACAATCGAGGCTCTTCTACTATCTGGATCATTAATTAGTTCTTCTTTAACCCATTCCCATTGACTACCTTGAAAATGTGGTTGATTAATGGGATTAAAGAAATAAGGACCATAATTAGATTCAACGTGATTATTGTCATCTGATATGCGTTTCCATAGTTGAGCCAATTTTCCTATGTTTTTTACGTTTGAATCAAGTGAACAATACCACAACCATTCAGTCATTGCATATTCCTGATTAAATTTTCTACTTGGATATAGTACTTGTAAATCAGTTGGATCATTAAATCCACATTGAACATATATTTTTTCTTTTTGATTTGAACCTCTACTGCTAACTTCTAGCCCTTCACTATCAAGATCCGCTAAAAGATACCAATACATTTCATTAAGATTTTTAAAACCTTGCATATAACCTCTTTATTTTATATATATTTTATTTTCGTCAAAATCGAATTTTTATTCAAGTTCACACGTATCTCCATCGCAAAATTTTTCAACAATAGCCTCATTACCTTTGACTTTTCTAAAGCTTAATTTTTTTAATTTTAAAAGCATACCTTTATAAGTTTTTTTATCTATTTCTTCATACGGCATTTGACGATAAGCACCAGAATCATGTTTCGGTAAACAACTGATTCCTTTTAAATGATATTGAAAGTAAGTTAATGCTTGAGGTAATTCTACGCCTTCTGTTTTAGGATCAAATGTGACTGTGCAGCTCACCTGATTATCGGCCCAATGTCTTTGCATAAATGCAGCTAAACTGAATTGTTCCCAAATAGATAAGTCATTAACTGTTCTGATACCTTGACCGGCATCGACTGGAACTTCAACAACAACTGTAGTAGATTCTGAACCGAATGCGGGTTCTATTTTATATCCGGCTTTTTCTAGTGGCATAATTAATTCTGAATTGATTCCTAATCGGATCCTTCGTATATAGAATCGACTTTCTGGGTAATGTAATCCAGGTGTTGCTCCCGCGAGGAGTGAAACTGTACCGCTAGGTTTAACAGATGTAGTTTTGATTGAACGTGGTACTGCAAACCAATCAGAATACATTTTGTCCCATTCTTGTATAACGTCATATCCAGAATTTAACCAAGTCTTTAATTCTCCTAAACCGTGATTGGTGATAAATTGAGCAACGCCACTCACTGAACATCCTATTCTTCGATCTCTTAACATTACACGATTTGTTTCAGACCACTGTGTTTTACCAAGAGTGACGGTTTTTGCATACAAATATGCGTATTTTAATGTTCTAGCATAATCATCCAAAGACTCATGATTATTTGGAAAAGTTTCAACAAGACAACATAATTCATAAGACTCTAATGTTTGCTCTAAACAAGGATTACCACCCATAGCACGATGATCTTTATTGTCTCCACCATTTTTCATGCGAGAATATTTTCTCATGTTTTCTAACCATGCGAATCCTGGTTCACCATTATCTATAATTCTTTTTGCTGATTCGGTATAATCCATACCAAGTTCTGCAAATATAGAATTATTTGACGTCCATCCAAATTCTTCTCTCTCAGGATTAACTTTATAATTTTTAAGATCTAGATATTCTTCAGAATCTGGATCTCCAAACACGATCTCAGCAGTTCTTCTTACGTTTCCTGCTACTACACACTTGCCAATAAGGTTCATTATGTTGACGATTGTAGTTATTGTAATTGGATCTCCAGTATTGGTTTCTAAAGTTATCCGGATTTTTTCATGAACTTCTTTTAACGGATCCGGTCCACTTGACTGTCCTCCAAAACCTTTAATTGGAATTCCTGCAGGTCTTATTTTTGTATAATCAAATTCAATTGGAGCAGTTCCATGGAAATAACTTTCTAATAGAATTCTAACAGAATCTACCCACCCCTCACGAGTATCTGGTATTTCATACTGTTGTACATCTCTGTTAGTCGCGATACCTTTTATCATTATCTCGCCGGCACCTTTTGTATCAAAACCGACCCCTACACCTAACATTGACGCATCCATCAAAAAACAAAACGGTTTTGCGTGATCTTCTTTTAGTGTTTTTGTAGATACAAATGCACAATTATTAAGCGCTGCGTAAAGATTCTTTTCTTCTGTTATCGCGGTTCCCATCGCCCATAACCCCCGACCAGGAGGTAAAAACTTCATGTTAAACATTCTGTCATACATTTCTTGAGCAGACGCTTGTGCTTGCCAAGGATTCCAACCAAGTTGATGTTGGTCAATCCAACTTTTTTGCATAGAATATGTGCCTTCTACAACTCGTTGAATAGTTTCCCACCACATTTCATTTTTACCGTCATCTTTTATGCGAGAATAGGTCCGCATATAAACTAACTCTCCTAATCCATTAAATCCGAATGGTGGTTTTTTTCTTTTGTACTTATCTATAAACCCAAGTGACAACGTAAATTTTTCATTCATAATAACTCTCCTTAACTTTTAATCGGGTTCATTAATAACAGTTTCAAATTCATCATAACGTTTTTTAAGTAATTTCCTAACATATTCATTCCCATTTTTCATTTTATTTTGCACTTGAACACCGCTACCGCTGCCGGCTTCATAAACGTCTATTTGGCCATTAGAGGTATTCATTGTTGTTGGAAATGTTAAACCATCGGGACCGAATCTATTCTTAATTATATGTACTCTACCGGTATTTGCGATTTTATCTTCAACTTTTCGAGATAAACTCATTACGAAATCCGCGGTCATTATTTTATTATAAGATTCTGCGATTTTTTCAGCTCCAATTGTTTCTGAATCAATACTTGAACGATTTGATTGCGATGCGGTCCAAATTGGAACATTAAATTCTCCACTTAAACCTCGTAAATCTTCATAAATTGTTCCAAGCTGATGACGGATTTCCCCTTGACCTGAAGTATCATTTAGTAAATCCGCATAATCTAATAGTATTATATCTGGAGAATGGCCTAATAATTCCGCGGTCTTTAGATGTGTAAACACGGTCTGTACAGTTGCGGATTTTGAAGGCCAATATTTAATGAGCAATTCACCTTTAACTTGATCTGTAATCATTTTTTTGACTTTATCTTTTTGCTCTTTAATTTGTGAAGTTTCAAGCTTAGAAAATATCGCCGCATATCTCAAACCAACATACGCTTGATTTAATTCAAGTGTATAATGCATAACATTTTTTCCGGCTCTTAACGCATTCGCACCTAGCGCTTGCAATAACCAGCTTTTACCAACACCAGAAGGTGCAACAACGATTCCTAATTCACCTCCTGCTAAACCGCCATCTGTAATACCATCTACAGCGTCCCAGCCAGTACTTACCGTCAATCTTGAAACATCTTCTAATATAGTATCAAAATCTTTTACATAATTTAAACCTATATCTCTTCGTGTTCCAGCTCGTAATGCATTATCAACTACACGTTTTATTTCATCATATCGTTGCTGATGTAACAGGTCAACTGATTGCATTATTGCGGCTTTAAGTGCTTGATTTTTACAAAATTCTAATGTCTGATCCTTTACAAATGCTAAATCGGTTGCTTCAACGTACTTCATAACTTGACGAAGTTCGTCTATTATTGCCTCTTTTAATATCTCACTTTTAACAGAATTTAATTTTACTTTTAAACTATCAAGTGTTGGGACGTGTTTATACTCATAAAAATATGATTTGATTTCTCGAACAATCCACTGCTTAGCTTCAGTATCAAGTTGTTCAGGTTGAATCATATCATAAATTGTTTGTATAAACTCTTCGTCTACAAGAATACACGTTATAACCTTTGTTTGGAATCCTGTTCCAAATTTTTGTAATGAATCAATTACTGGAGGCATTTGCGATCACTAAGTCTAACGCGTTAAAAGTATCTTGAAGCCATACATCCGGATTTCGAATTGATTGATTAATTTTATCTTCTAAAAACATTGTATGCAACTTATATTTCACTAATCTGCTTGGCTGTGCAGAGACTATTTCCATTATGTTTGATTTTGCATTTCCTGATATATTTACGTCATGTAACTGCATTAGTGTATAATTTCTTTCTAATAGCTCTTTATGCAATGTTAGTCCGGAATTTACAATAAAGTCACTAATATTAGTTATTTTCGTATCTTTCAAAAATGGCACTTTTTTTAGTATTGTTTTTAATCCGTAACCCTTTATACCTGGAATATTATCAGACTTGTCTCCATCGATAATTCTATAATATACTAAATTCTCTGAAAGCATTTCATACTCAGATTCTGTTTTTGCTCTATCAAATAAGATTTTTTTAGTCGGAGACCATACGGTTATTCTGTCATCGACTAATTGTAAAAAATCTTTATCCGAAGACATTATAGTTATCTTAGAATTACTGAGAAGAGACTTTGCTATGTAGCCAATAGTATCGTCTGCTTCGATATTTGGTATTGTTACTGAAGTTAGTGGAAGATTTTGGAGGTATTCGCCTAATCGTTTTATCTGTCTACTTAGACTTTCTTGATCATCTTCATTATCCATTTCCCTAAATCTATGAGGACGTTTTGGCGGTTTTCGTTTATCTTTATAACCTGGATAGATTTTACGTCTTCGTTGACTTCCACCAGGACCATCAAAAGCAATGATGACTCTTGTTGGTCGGATAGTCCGAATTGCTAATCCAACACTTTGTAAGAAGCCAAGCATTCCACCAATATGATCTCCATCCGAGTTGGTCGCAGGGGAAGCAGACCAAGCCCGGATGAAGTTATTCAAACCATCAACAAGTAAAACATGATCATCTAATGTAGATGTGACGTTAACTGTCGAATTGATTTGTTTTAAAATGTCGGCATATCGCTTACGCATCTTCGTTGATCACTTCATCTGTGAATTCAACGTCATCTATTCCTCGTTGTTCTTGATATTCGAGGATAGATTCACTGCATATTAGCTCGTAAAGATATTGTTTAAATTCAGAATCATCATTTAGCATTTCGACAAAATCTTTAGACATGAATTTTTTAAGTTCACCTTTATAGTCAATTGTCCACCATGCTCCACTACTTTTAGCGTAGCCTAATCCTTTTAAAACTTGTAACCATCCACCTTCATCATCAATGCCACGATCGAAATACATGTCATAATCCGCAGTTCTCATTGGAGGTCCAATTCTATTTTTAATAATTTGAGCTCTACATTTAACACCGATAACATTTTTTTCTTTATCTTTTATCTGGCCCATATTTTTAAGTCTGATACGCGTTGACGAATGAAATGGTAAAGCAAGTCCACCACTTGTAGTATATGGATCACCGAACATAACACCTAATTTTTGTCTTAATTGATTTGTAAAAACTAAAGTAATTTTGTGTCGTCCAATTAGCTGTGTAAGTTTTCGTAGAGCTTTTGAAACAATAAGAGCTTTGGTTGTTGCCCAACCGTCTTTACCGTAATCTGATTCCATTTCGACATCAGTTGATGCTGCAGCTAAACTATCTACAAGAATTGTAACCTGTTTGTCTTTATCAGACTCTCTAACTTTTAAAATAATATCTTCTATTGCTTGAAAAATTTGTTCTACTGTTTCAATATGAAGATAAAGTAAATTTGGAATATCACATCCAATGGCTTCTAAAAATTGTCGACTTACAGATGTTTCAGTATCAATATAAACGGCAACACCATCGTTCTTTTGTGTTTCAGCAAGTATGTGTGCACCTAATAAAGATTTACCTGTTGAAGATAAACCGTTAATTTCTGTAATTCTTCCTACGGCTATTCCACCATCCGCTTGATTAGATATTGCTAAATCTAGCATTGATGAACCGGTTGAGATAAAGTCTGTTACATCTGTAGGTGTTTGGTGTTTTCCATCTAAGAAATACGCAACTTTTTGACCTTTAAATTTACTATTCAATGAAGCCGCTAAATCAACCGCCAATGAATCTTTGTTCTTTTTAGGCATATTATTCCCCTTTGTAGTTCGGAGCCCTAATTAGGGCTCCGAATCGTTTATTTGTTTCTAGTTGTTGAATAGATCGTCAAAAGCACTCGATACATCTTCAGTTTTACCAGCTTTAACTGGAGTCTTTACTGCATCAGTATTTAAGTCACTATCACTGAGCTCTGATTCTTGATTTAGAAATCCACTTAGGACTTCTTTTAAATCATCATAAGATTGCTCTTGGTAAATCTCAGTAATTTGTTTTTGAGTGTCTTTGATTGTCTTCATAACCTCAGGATCTTCCGTTACCGGAGTTTGATTTGGTTTTGCACGAACAGCCGTCATTGGAAATGACTTACCAGTTTCTTCTTTAGTTTTAAACTCAACTACAATATCGCGACCACTTACTGGATCAGTAATATCACCATAATCTGGATCTGCAATGATAGAAAGAAGCTCTTGATAAACTGTTTTACCAAAACCCCAAAACTTTACACCTTCGGATTCTTCACCGCGGACTATAACAGGTGCGAAAGTACGCATTTTAGCCTCGATTTTTCTTCCTAATTTGTAATCGTCTTTATTTCCAGATGTTTTCAACTTAACTGCAAATTCTTCAATTGGATCTGGACGGCCAAATGATGCAGGTGACAAGTATGATCTTTCACCGATATCATAATGGAAATATAATTCAATAAATGGCGAATCCGGATTGTGCTTATAAGGTACTATACGCACTTGAGATTTTCCTGGTGAAGGTTTCCACAGTGAAGAGGTTCTTGTATTAACTTGTTGAAGTTGATTAAGGCGAGCCTTAATGGCGGTAATATCCATAACATTTACTCCTATTTTTATTTGTCATTGTTTATTTACATTAATATATATACAGTTACATTGTCAAAATCTGAATTATTTGGTAGGATGTAGGATTTGCGATTACACTACAACTTCTAGCTTAGATTTTTCTACCTTGTTCCCTTTCCCCGACGGTTAAGTCGATTCTCCTCATAAGTGTTACCTTACATTTGAGCGAGCACAACCTCTGTTAGGAGCCTTATCCCTCTAAGTTTGGATTATTCAGCCAGCTTGGTGGGATTTCGGTATTACCCTTACCCACAACAAGGTCAAAGAATCGCTGTTCTTTAAGTTTTTCTAGAAGTACATTAGCCCTCAATACTGTCGTAAGATATTGTGCATTTTGCCCGAATACCGATCCACTATAGATCTGAAGGTAGATTGCCTTATGAGCTTCTTCATCCACTCATTGTTCGGCCAATCCCATACAGAGTTAATTACTCCTCTGTACTTTCCAAAAAATTCAAATTTTCAAAAAACTATTACATTTGTAAGTGTAATAAAATATATATAATATTAAAAGGCGAAAAGCAGGTTTTTTATAACTTTATTTTTATTTCATCTTGATGTGGAAATCTTCCTGTGGCAATTTTACTAAATAGCAATATTTCATCGCTAGATGAGTTTATTTGTTTAATTTCGAATACTCCGCCCTTTGATTGTATCATATCAAAATCATCAATATTCGGATATTTAATTCCAAGTTCGTCCCTCAACCTGAAGGCTCGTGGCTCGTAATTTCATTGCATACAATATTCGATTGAAATTTCCATGGGAGGTCCTAGACGTTTACAATTTTATATAATTTTGTTTTTACAACGTTAAGACCTTTATCGTTCGTAAGAAGTAAACTGTTTTGATACATTGACCAGTCTAAAGAAAAAGACTTATCTAATACTCCATCATTATTCTCACGAATTGCTTCATTTAAAGCATTTATAGTATATAAAGTATTAGTTTCTTTTTTCCGGTGGATCGCCATTGTTTTATTGTTTTGAACAAAGTCATCCAATTTTTCTACATTATAAGTACAAATTATTTGCTGAGGATCGTCTAGATTTTCAAACGCATATATTTTATTAAATACAACGTTTGCAGCTAAAGATATTAGGTCAACAGTTGTGTCAAATTCGTGTTTTACGCAAAAAGTGCATAGTAATTGTGTTTTCATTATAATAATCCTTCTAATCGTGTGTCAATATTTTCTGGAAGGTTTCTAAAATATTTTACTTCATCGTGTTCTAAACTTTTATTTGGTATTATTGATAGTTTTAAAGTGCATTCATAGATAAAAAACTTACCTCCTCTAGAATTTTTTGCAATTTTAACTTCCTCGACCGGTGTGTTTAAATGGCTTCCATTTACTTTAACTAATATTGAAGCTTCTTCAAGCGTCTCACGGCATGCCGCATGTATCGGTGTTTCACCTGGGTCAACTTTACCCTTTGGAATTCCCCATTGATAATCACTATTTCTTTCTTTACATAAAATAATGCCGGCATCTGAACGTACTATTATACCGGCGGTATCCACAATCTTATCTTCCATTAATATGCCTTTTAGTTTAATCATCTGCAGCGCTTGTGTAAATTACCGGCATAAACAGCGTTAGGTCGCATTATAAAATTTCCGTTTTTATCTTTTTTCATTTTAAAGCCTGGATTAGCAGAAAATTGCATATCATTTAAACACTCAATTCCATCACTAAGTTCAATTTCACCAGTTCTAGTATTTGCGTTTGCGTTATGATAATCTTGGAAATCTAAATCGTTATTGTGAATTGCTTGAGCTAGTAACCCGCCCCGAGCGTATTGGTGAAGACCGTCGATCAAATTCTTCTTATTATCGTCCGATAGGCACTCACCTTTAGCGTTTTTTGTTGGACAATCTGGTGGTAATGTACCTTTTGCTTGCCAATCCGCAACGCTATCAGTTGCCCATTCTTCCGGTGATCTACCATCTTTAAATTTTAAATCGTTATCATCAACTAAATCATTTTCTCTGGCCCATTTTTCAACTTCATCTAATTTCTTTTTTGCTGTCGCTATTCTTGTTGGAGATAACTCTTCACCCTTCTTTGTAGTTGCAATGCCATGATTGTGGTGGTCTAAAATTGCTGTTAGCATGTTTTTTGTTTCAGGAAGCTTAAACGTTGTCATTCCTAATTTTGCTTCAAACCCTGATGCAGCGCCGCCATCTTTTTTAACACTTAATCCACCAGCAGTTGTCATAAATACTACAACTGGTCCACCAGCTGCTAATTTTTGTAAATATTCCGGATCTGTAGGATCTAGATCTTCTTCAGCTAATTGTATTAAATCTGCAACCTTAAAAGTTTCTCCTGCTGGCGCTACAGTTGGTATACCCTTTTTATTCATTGCGCATAATACTAATGCTTCAGCAACATCAGGAGCTCCTTTTTTAATAGATGAAATTTCACCCATACGTTTTAAAATAGCCATGGCTTCACGTTCATATTCTTCTGCGTCTTCAATATCACCTAATTTTCTGATCCTATCAAGTACTTTCCGTTCAGCTTCAGTAGGGTCATCTATCATTTTTTCTAATGCATCCGCTACTATGCCTGGACCTTCTGAAGCAACTCTATTTCTTCCTTCTGGTGTAGATACATCCGCGCCTGGGACGAGTTCAACTGTTTCCATTACTGCAGGATCTGCAGATGCGTACTTATCAATTAAATTATTGTATCGTTTTATTCCAGCAAGGATTTTTTGCGCTTCACGTGCAGCGTCTTCGGGAGATTTCCCTTGATCAATCATTTCAACAACTTCTTTAATGAGTACATCAGCATCAGGCTCAAGCTGCCTTCGCATAACCTTACCTGCAACTGTTACAGAAATAACCCTACCGTCTTTATCTTTTTCAGTTGTTATTGTATGTGATTTTGTTTTTCCACCCGATATTTTACCTAATGTAGCATCTTTTGTTTTCAATTTCGCTGGTACTGATTCAGCTGTTGTAACAGGATCTGCAGTTTGGATTCCATTTTCAACCATTTGAGCCAATACTCTTTTTGCTGCCGCACTGCCTCCCAATTCTACTTTAACCCTTGCTCCTTGTCTAAAATCACCTGGCGTTTGATTTGGCAAATAAAGGGCAGCTTCACTATCGCTGTCTTTTACGGCTGCATATTTATTTATCATTGCTAGTTCTTCTTCAGTGAGCTCTTCACCATTGACGAGTTTATCAAATGCAGTTTGAAACTCTTCTTGATCTGTATCGTTTTCCCATGCTACCTGGTCAAGTGTTCCACTCGTTTCAGTTTTAACAACTTCTTTTTTAGCTTCTGTTTCTCTTTCTAATTTTTCGGCTTTTTTCTTATCTTTTTCAACTTGTTTTGGATCAACGTCAGGTTTACCCTCGTCTCCCATTTCTGGAAAATCCTGTGGGCTTAAAGCTTGTGATGTAGCCTTCACCTTCTTCTCCTTTCCTGAAGAACTATATTTTCCATCTTTACCTTTAGTGAACCGTTGAGCATCAGAAGGGATACCATCTTTTTCTTGGTCCCAATCATCTGGGAGAGCTTTTGTCAATACATAACCAGAACCGCCAATATTTGTATAATCATCATCATTTTGAGAAATTTCAATAAATAACGCTTTTTGAATTATATCTTCCGAAAATTCTTTACGTAATTCTTCAACAACTATGAATAAATCTAAATCGTTTGATAGATCTATCATTCCATTTTTTGTACGATAAGATGCTCTAGTTAGTGCATCAGCTATCATAGTTTTATATTTTTTTGGTATCATTATAACCTCCCGGTAATGTCATTCATATCATGATACGTTTGACCGGCTTTTGCTTTGATAGGGTAGCCGCCGGATTCTAATAGTGCTTTTAATTCTTTCAATGTATTTAGTCCCTCATTAATATCAAAATCAAACAAAAAACTATCATAAGTATATAATGTCATTTTAGTTCTCTTAGTCTTAAGAAATTTGTTGACAGATTTTATCACATTTAAGTTTCTTTCAGTTTCAAAAGATTGAATAAAATAATTTAATAGTTTGCTCCTATTAAGATCTTCAACATTCTTTAAACAAAATTCTTTTCCATAAATATGAGATTTTAGACATTTATCAGATGTAAAAGAATCGAGCAGTACTTGAGACAGCCTATCTACACCGTAAAAAAAGGGGTTTCTTTCAGCTGTTGTTTGTATTTGACCGTATAACATTTGAAATGATAATTTCTTTGCTTCTTTATATTCACAATGATAAACTTCATCTGCAAAATATTGATGTACTGACTTATGCTTGGGAAAATCCCAATCTAATATGTCTGCTAAAAGTCTTAAATGGTATGCGTCATAGTCCATTTCAATCAGCATGCCGTTTTTATGTCGAGAAATAAATGCGGTCCTAGTACCATCAGATTTATTAAGTGCACCAAAATTAATATTATTAAATGTATTTGAAGGTCTTCCGGTTACAGTATGTATATTGTAATTACTAAATGCATATCCGTTTTTAAAAGTAGTATGATAGGATCCTGGAGTAATTCTTAAACCGTTTGATTCCACGATCGCCAATTGAATTAATGCATCGTTATATTTTAAAAACGGCTTAGAAACGCCTAATGAATTACAGTGAAATAAAACGTTTGCAAGCTTGTTACGCGAATACTCTAAAACCTTAAATAGTGGAACTATTTTATTTGACTCTCTATTTACCGGTGCATTAGAATAAATATGAGAGAATACTTTTGGTAATTCTATTTCTTTAAATTGTTTATCGTTTATCCAGCAATTTAATTTGACATCATATATGTTTTTAAATTTTGTGAGATGGTAAAACTGTTTAATGTCTTCAACATAAAAACGTTTTGCACATGATAATAGCGTAAAATCTAAATTATTTGACATTGATTCACTATGGTCAAATACTATATCATAAATTTTAGTTTCACAAGATATTGAAAAAATAATAGGAATAGATTCGGCCGGATGTGTTCTAAAATCATCTCTTATCGCAACTGCATACACCTCTTTGCCAGCAATATGTCGTAACATGTCATCATACATTGATTGAGATTCTATAACCATTTTTAATATATATGAATTTTTTCGAGAAAAATCTGACTTATTTTATTTCTTTTTAGATTTTCGTCTTCTCTTGCGTTTCTTTTTAAACGTTCTAGATTGTTCTTTTGTAGGGGATGTTAAATTTTGTAAAACCTCATCAGTAGCTGAATTAGCGTAAAGATGGTTCTTTTTAATCAAATTTGCAGGATCTTTTTCGCGTCTGATTTTTGTCTTATGCAATTGAAGAACCGGAATTACTTCAGATATACCAGGTATTATTGCTTCCGCTTTTTGTAATTCATTAAAATTATGTAATTCAGCTTGACTTGCAGCCCCTGATATTTGCCATTCCAATTTTACAAATCGATAACTAGCTGTCTTTGTTTTAGAGATAGTTTCATATATTTCCGCGCCAGGGATTAGCTTGCTTTGTGTAAAAACCCTTGATATAAATTTCTGTCCAAACGGTAATTTTTTCACCGTTGGATAAATTTTCTTTGGGTAAATATCTCTTAATCGATTAGTTATCCTTTGATATACTTCAAAAGGTTTTTTGCGCATAGCGACAATCTGTTCTTTTGTTTGTTCTAATTCATATGTTACTATTTTATTAGTTGAATAATGGACAAAATATGATGTTTCGGGTAATACCCATAAATCACTATCTATATAGTGAAATTCATGATCACCCGTTAAAAAGGGCCCGTCTGTTCGTTCTATTGCCATTATTCTAAATCAATCATCTTTTGGAAATTCTTTTTAAATGCAGCATCAATTTTGTTTTTATTCTCTGCATAGAATTCGCGCTTTGTTATTTCACCTGATGATTCTCCAGATTTTGGATCATTATTTTTTATCATATACATTTGAGCATCTATTTTTGTCTCCCAACCGCCATCAGTTATTTCATGGTTTACACCCATTATAACAAAACCTGTTTTAGGAAGTTGCCCTGGTGTGGGTACTTGACCGTATCTTTCCGGTAAATACGCAAGTCTAAATACATTTCCTGGATAAATTCCACCGCAGCCCTCCAATGTCATATCAACGCTTAACGGCATTAATATATCTGATGAAGAAGCTTTAACCATTGTCATTGGACTATCTTCATGGTACCATTGTAATGTTCGTATAAAATGAGCTCTCATTTTTCCATCAAGTCCATAGGGTTTTCTGTATTCGAGTAAAATGGTTTGATCTTGACTTGAACCTTTTACTGTAGGTAATGCATTGCCACTTACTTTTACTTTATCTCCACTGGCAGTTGTTATTTCTGATTCTTGTGAAGCTAATTGTTCATGCATCTTTTTTTCTGCCATTTCTGCAAAGTTGGCTTTTGACGTTGGATTAGCGCGTATCAATAATGGATTTATATTGTGATTCCACTTTGTAGTTGCCGAATCTAATCCAGATATATTTAAATTTCCCGGAGAAGAAGTGGTAACGGAAGAATTTCCATAAGTAGAATCGTCTTCAGAAATAACGCCAGAAGCTAACGTATCTTTATCTGTTTGGTTAAATGATGAAAAAAAGTTTGCATAAGCTTCAGCTTCTACTTCTGCATCACTTTTACTTCCAGGCGGTTTACTAATTATTGTTTTTATTGCGTCAGTAGTTTCACTATCCGGATTCCCTCTATTTATTCCCATCATTGCGGACATTTTACTCGATATTTCTGTTTTAACAGTAACGTCTTTTATTATCGAATTAAAACCGTAATTTTCAAAAATGTAAGCTTTTTTAGGGTCGTCATCAAATGATGGAAGTGGATCGCTACTAGAATCCGTTGCCGGTTTCGTTATTCGTGGTGGGTCATTTTTATCATATATGAATTGAGTAACTAAAGTATTTGTTAAATTGTCTTGTGAATATGTTTCCCAATCCCAAATTTTTATTCCGGAATTTAATGCTCTACAAACATTTAACATTGCACTATTAATACTTTGAGCGCCGGCGGTGAAATTATTTTGGATGAGTTTTAAGTTTACATACATATTTCTAAGATATCCGACATCTTTTGCATCATTACCAAATGGTTCACAATTTGAATTAATTTTTTTTGCTAATTTTTCGTATAAAGACGCTATGGGCGGTCCGTTTTTTCCGTTTTCATCTTTTGGTATAGTTTGCTGAAACCACTCTTCATTAGTTTGGCCTGGGAGTATGAACAATGATGGATCATATGTCCAAAGTTCTGGTGAATTGTATATTGGTATTGCGTGTGTTGGACCGTTTAATTTTTCTGGCATTATAGATCTAAATTCAATGTCACGTGGACCATCTTTTGATCTAGTTCTACAATAATACGATACGACATTATCTTCAAACCAACCCCATTTGACCCATATATTAGATGAAAAATCTGCTGCGCGTTTAGTCGAATCTTCGTTTTCACTACTGAACAGTTCAACATAACCTCCAGGAATGGTAGTATTAGTTGGGTGTATTATTGCTGCAATATTTTTATCGTTAGAAAGAAATGCTCCAGGTAATTCATAAGTACTGTCTCCTTCATACTCTTCTGTACCCGCAGTTAATTCTCCAGACTGAACTCTAGATAATAGATCAAGTCTTTCCGCAATAATGTGTCCGAAATATTTATCCATTATTTCAACGTCAAGACTTGCAATACGTTCTACAATATTTAATTTGGGACCGGACATAGTCTCTTGTACTTTAGATGGATCAAGTCGCATTGGATTTCCTTCATGATCTCTAACGGCTCCGGATAAATCGTTTGCAAAATCCAGCATAAAATCGTCAAAACTTTTTACGTCCATCGAAACTTCTTGACGTAGTGCTTTATCTTTTACTTTAGGTAAATCTTGTTGAAATATGCTAGTTCCTTGGGCCATTACTTCTGTAGTACAATTGAAGCCGCCATCTTCTCTTTGTTCCCAATCGAATTTTGATATAACTCCAACTAGTCCGGACCAATCGCCATAATAATCAGTAAACATTTTTTGCCACATTGAAGGGCCATTAGAAACTTTTTTACCGTCAATCTCTTTTTCTTCCTTTTTAAATAGAGAAGGATCGACTTGTGTTCGCGAACCTTCAGTTTTAACTAATGAAGGAATATTGTCTAATCCTTTAACGCTCCTAACCCAACCCCAATCTAATATCACATACCTGCCTAAAGACAAAAAAGTTTCATGATATTTTTCTAAATCGCTAAGTCCAAATACTGTCCAATTAATCGTGGCTTTCCTTACGGCTCCTCCTGTCTTAATAAAATCAACAGATACTTGTGTTATTCCAGGTGTTGGTCTTCCGAACTCATAACCCGCAGATTGAGAATTTGTTGCATCATCTAGATTATAAAACGCTTGTTCAGAGCCTTTAACATTATCTTGTAAAGAAGTAAATGCATCTACCGCAGAAGATCCAAATTCAGCTTTAGTTACACCAGAAGATTCAATAGTCGTATTAAACATACCATATAGGATATGAGTATTTTGTGTACCTGGAGCGATTAAGCGTACGAATGGTGATTTTGCAATTTGGGCCTCTTTACTTAATGTAAATTCAGCGGCTTGTAACTCTGGATCTGAAACAGAAGATAATTGATCATTTATGATGGGCGTCTCACCATAAGTACTCATTGCGTTTATTCGTGCATTTAATCCGATCTGAATATTGCGATCTATATTTTTTCTGAATATTCCCAATGAATTACTCCATGTTTATAGATTTAAAAGATCGGATTACTTCTCCAATATCGGTAGGTATTCTAAGTTGAGTTGCAGCTCGTAACCCTATATCAGATGGATCTAATCTATTTGCTCTACTTATGATCCACCACAGTCCGACATCTTTATAGTATTTATGTGCTAATAAATCTAAACGTTCACCAGGTCTAACAGTATGAAAAATATCTGTATCTTTTTCAGGTATGTCCGGGTAAAAAGACGGCTTAAAATACCTAGATTGGGTTTTTTCATCTCTTTTTATTCTTGCATTATTATATCTATTAAACATTGTCTATGTTACCTTCGTCGCTGAGGCGAATATCTTTTGCATATTTGAATCATTACTTCTATCAACTTCGTCGGATCCAAATGCTACACCAGTTTTACTATAATGCTCACCGTCAAGCCAATTTAATTCATAGTGTTTTCCGGTTGAAACTGGGATGTATCCGCCAATATATTTGAAAGTAACGGCAACATTGATCAGTTTCGTAAATCTTAATCCTTTTTGAATTTCCCAAGGACTGTCTTCAGGAAATGTAACACTAATATCACTTAAGAAGCCTAATTGACGTTTACAGATATCTCCAAGTGTTAATTTACATAATGGTCCAGACATTCTATAATATTGATCTAAATTTGGATATGCTAACCCTGAAAGATAATTTACTTTTTCTAGCAAAACAGGAAATTCTTGTTTTGTTTTAGGATAAACTTTAAAGTCAAAACTTATTTCTCTATCGACTCCTTTATATACATGACTCTTTACTGGTCTGCCGATAAAACTCTGTTCTTCCCAATCTGGGGTATGTTTATCTTCTATAGCACCAAGGATAGCCCTAAATACTATATCCTTTTCATTGTAAACATCTTGAAATACTAATGGCACAAAATCTAAGTCTTCATATGTTCCAACGCTATGATCATCCTCAGAATTCCGGTAAGCAACCATATTAACTTTATCAATGTGATCTGTTTTATACTTGTTATCACCATCACCACTTAATTTGACTAACCCAAGTGCATCATCGTATACAGAGGTTGTCTGTGTACTGGCCGGATCTATTTTAACAAAACCATTTTTTCCAATGTTATAAACTTTTTTAGCTCCTTCATTTCTAGCAAATTTAGGTTCTGTACTGGTCATATCTAGTTGTTTATTCTCGTTTAATTTAACTAGTCCAGCTACTTCAGTTGGAAGTTCTTCAACCGCCGCGAATTCACTTGGGCTCATTAATATTTCACCATATTTTCTATTTTTTTCTTTTCCAAGTTTGTCATATGGTAATGCATGACCCTTTTCTGTTAATTTTTTACGTCCAACGATTGGAATTTTACCTGCTGAATCATCATCTGTAAAGCCAAGTGGCGATGTGATATCATTTTCAATTTTATCAACAAGTTTACTTTTCATAGGTTTCGTATGGTCTAAGCTTCCAGTTGCAATAAAACCTTTAAGAACCTCATGTTTTGCGAATTCACTTGTATCATATCTTGATGATAATTCTGTATCGCCGTCTACGTCATATCGTAAATTTGTTGTGGAGTGTTTTGAATAAAATAAAAATGGATTATCTCCTCCAGCTATTGTTGCTTTATCGCCTTGATATGTTCTAGGTTTTTCGGCTTGTGAAACATATTTTTGAGAATCTGTATATGCTTTACCTTGTGCTGTTCCACCTTGAGGATGTTGTGGTAATACCGATGAATTTGGAAACATGCTTTTATGTGCAGATTTATCAAATAATGTTTTATATTCATCACCAAGTATTTGACTGCCATCTAGTATTAATTTTTTATATAAGGTTACTAATAAAGGTTTATTTTTTAAGTCTGCGTCTTCAAGCTTTGACGGATCAGTTCCAGATGCATCAAGAAAAGTCTGTGAAATAAACGGTGAATCATCTCTGTTTAATACAATGGTTGCTAAAGATGGAACGGATTTGCTTGTATCACTTGAAGCTTTATCATTTGAAGAATCAAAATATTTTGTGCTAGTTTGAGACAAGTAATCTTTGCCGGCACCCTTCATATTAACTTGATTCCTTGTAGGAATTATAGGATATTTTTCATCAAATGAACTAAGAATCCAGTTCATAACGAAACTTGCACCAGCAGCTGCGAAATTTGATGCACCTTGCAATGCGTCTTTTGAAAAACCTAAATGACCGGCTTTAAACTGGTAAGCTTCCACATGTGGGTCGTCTACTGTATCGGGTCCAAGAATGAACTTATCATACAGATACATCATTTTTGGCATTTCATCGCGATCAAAGTCACTTTGACCATCCCATTCATCAGGTTCTACTAAAGCTGCTTCACCTGTAACTCCACTTTCATCATACCCGTAAATAGTTGTATGCTTAGTATATTGAGGTTTACCTAAAATATTACCTAACGTTATCCCGCGGATGCCTAAATAAAAGCCGGCTGATAAACCAAATAGTGTATCAACAGACGTAAACGGGTTACCTAATACGGAATCTCCACCTGATGGATTATCGAGTGCGAGCGAAGATAATTTTCCAGTGAATCTGCCATAAAAACTATTTGTTGTTATAATATCTGTATAGTTTTCCGTTACAGATTGGGCCCATTGCGGTGTTTTAGGATATACTGTAAACCCTGGGAATGTCGCATCTCCACCAAGTTTAATTGGAGTTGAATCAAGTTCACCTGTTCCAAAATCTCTAAGTCCAATTGGAACCTGTCTCCACCCTTTTTGTGCACTATTAACATCTGGTGCAGCCCATGAACGCATTGTTGCAGATTCTATTTTATCACCAAGTGTTTTTATAACTAGACTTTTTGTTTTTAAATCATCTAAATCATCAAATACAATAGAACCATGTAAACCTGTTATTGAATATTCTCCGGCACTGTTTGATATAGTAAAGATTTGTGGGTTCGCACTATCAATTTGATCAACAACTTGACTATATCCAGCCAATGAATCCACATATTGTAACGGATCCGCTTCAAATGAATCTAATAGTGTTTCTATTTTTGTTTTATCACCTGTAACAGTGTAGGGACCAACGTTATATGTTTGTCCCGTATCAGGTTTAAAACCGATTACGTCATCTAATGTAGTAGCGTTATTTTTACTTGTTAATGGATTACCTTCTAAAAATTTCGCCTCAATTAAATCCCGAATACCGGTGACCGTATATGTACCTGCTTGAAAAGTTTGGGCTGATGGAGGATCAGATTGTATGTCATAGGCGGATACATCCTGAGTTGTTTTCAGACCTTCCATATATTGCTCTTCAATTTTGTCTCTTTGTCCAGTGACGATAGTACCTGAATGGATGTCATCAAATGTTTGTGGCTCTTTCGCAGACGTATCATGGTATGTCCAACTTTTAATTTTACTTGCGTTGAAATCCTTTAATGCCATTACGTTGTACTCCCTATTGAAATATTAGAAACGCCTTTTGAGGTATTTTTAGTATGTCCTTTAATTTGCTGTAATTCAGTTTTTAAACTCATTATTGCTGCAACTAAAGGTTCAAGGTCTACTTCACCGTATTGTCCTTGTTCTAAACCTCCTTGTAGTTTATTATTTGGAACAACATGGGATCCAGCAGAGAGATTAACCAATTCAGGACCTGCTTCACCTACAAGATACGTACCTGACTTAGTAATTGGGCCACCTTTTTCTTTTTGTTTTTCTTTTCCAAAGACAAATTCCTTCCCGAACTTCCATGCATCAGTTGCTGCGCCCACTAAACCGCCATTTTCAACAAATGCCGCATGAAGAGCTCCAGCTTTACTTAATGCTCCAGAAATTAGTCCAGGTAAAGCATTTGCAACTTCCTGAACTTTTGTTTTTACGCTTTGAAATTTCGTAACTAAAGCTTCGTGTGTAGCTGAACTTAATTCAGCCATTTTACTTTTTGCAGTGTTGATAGCCGATGAGAATTTTTGTTTAACGTTTTCTTTGAATTCGTTAGCTTTGTTCTTTGCAGCCATTAAACCTGAACCGACTTTCTCACCTATAGAATTTGCCACGCTAACAAATTTGTCCTTTGCAGTCTTTAAACCTGAACCGACTTTCTCACCTATAGAATTTGCCACGTTAACAAAAGTATCTCGTGCTTTTGATAAACCTTCTTTGATTGCTGGCATATTATCTTTAAGTCCAGCAATTGCTTTTTGAGCTAATCCAATTGGTGTTGCAGTTTTAAGAATTTTCAATCCAAATCCACCAATCTTTTTACCCATATCAACTACTTTAGGTCCAAACTCTCCTAATATTTCTTTACCTTTTTCAAATCCTTTTTTACCTAAATCATATATTCCGCCGTAGTATGCTTTAATTCCTTTTACACCTGCTATGAATCCTTTTTTCGTTAGAGCACCTAAATTTTTACCAAATTTTTTGATACTCTTCCAATTCTTACCCATATATCCGCCAAGTTTTCTACCGACAAAACCTCCTATTGCAGCACCGATTGGACCGCCTAATACTGCACCGATCGCAAGTCCAGCAGCGCCACCAACACCTGCACCTCGGGCTTCATTTCTTTCAGCTTCAGGAACACCTTTGTCAAAGAAACCTTTTTTCAAATTACCAAACGCTTTAAATCCTTCAATAGCTGCTCCTGCAATTCCTACAGCTTTACCTAAACCAGAGCCTGCAGCACCTCGAATCATACCTCTAGCGCGCGCAAATTTTCCTCCGCCGCTCATTCTTGCGAGTCTAGCTCCTGCTTTTCCTCTACTTAACATGTTCGTAACTGCTCGTCCTATTCCTTTTCCCATTCTACCGGTGAGTTTACCGAGTAATTGGCCAGCACCAAGAGCTATAATTGCAGAAAGTATATTACCTAATAAATCCAAATGCTCTTCTGCTTTACCACTCATAATATAACCTTGTTTGACAAGATCCATTTGCGTTTTTAATTGTTTCGCCGGGACATCGCTACCTGTATCTAAATCTGCTTTGCCACGTTTAGAAACCATTGACGCTAAATCCTCAACGCCGACACCGATTGAATCTGCAAGTGCCTGTCTCTGTATTGCGTTCATTTTATTAAATTCTGCTTCAGAACCTAATTGATTCACAATTTCGCCAACGGCACCTTCAATATCATTATTTAGAGCTAATTGTCTAGCTCTATCATAATTTAATTCTTTCCCGATTAATACAGATGCTTCAAATTCTGATGCAATAGATTCTTCAAGATCGAGTAACTTATCACCGATAGCAGCAGATTTTGAAAGTTCAATGCCAAGTCTTGCGGCTTGAACTGCTGCTTTAGCTAAGCTCTCTGCACTTCCATCCGTAAATTTTGCCATTGATTCTGCATTGTTCGCTAAATCTTCTAAGACCTTTTTAGGTGCAACTTTATTCATTTCAGCTAAAGATGCTACTGATCCTAACATTGCTGAAGCGCCTTCTCTTGATAGGTCTGTTGTTATTGCTAAATTTTCTGCTAGTTGAGCAACTTGTTCTGGCTCCATTCCAGTCTGAAAAGCTATTGCTGCATCGCTAACTGCGATAGCGGCATTCTTTGCTAAATCTAGATTACCTGAGACTAAAGCTGCGTTTGCTGCCGCAGATGACATTTCTTCACTGAAACCAGCTGCTGCTGCAAGTGGAGCGGCAAATGCTAGATTTTTTGCCATTGCCGCAGAAGATGCAACACCTACACCTAATTGAGTATTAATCGCCTTCGTGTTTACAATGCCTTGTTTTAATACTGCAATAAGTGCAGTTACACCGGCCAACAATAGGCCCTGAACTGACATTAAATTATGGAAGCCTTGTTTCATTTTTTCAACCATATTTAGGCCTTCTGTTTTAGCATCGTTTATTTTGTCTTGTAACTTTGCTTCTCGTTTTAAAATAGCAAGCTTATCTTTTTGAACTTCTACAATTTTTTCAGCAGTAGCTTGATCTTCCTTATCTAATTGGAGTATTTGATCTTTAGTTAAAATTTCTGCTTCTAATAGTGCAAGATTTGCAGCGGTAAGTTGTGATTTATCATTTTGAGCTGAATTCAATTTGTCTTCAACGTCCTTCAGAACTCGCATTGATTTTAAATTAGCTTTATCACCATTCTGATAATATTTTTGTGCGGCTGCACCGGCAGATGCCCAGGTTTTTTTGGCTTTTCCAGTTAGTTTACCAAACTCACCGCCTTGATCGGCAATTGCTTTGGCTCCGGCCATAACTTCATTATAAAAGGTATTTGCGTATTTTCTAGCTACGAAGTATTCTTTTCTAGCCTCTTTAGAGGTTTGTATAGATTGATCCCACGCAGCTTTTGCTGCTTTAGCAGCAGCTATTTTAGCTTTTTCCCCACTTTCAGCAGCTTTCTCAGCTTTTTTCCATGCTTTTTCAGATTCGCCAGCGGCCTTTATTGATTCCCGCCACACCTTACTAGTGCTTTGTTGTTTAGGCGGTTTGTTAGGACCTTTACCTTTTTTAGCAGCAGGCATTGGTTATGTTACTTCGCTTGTTTTAAGACCTTCGCAATTACTTTTTGTTGCTCAGGGCTCATTTGTGATATACGTTTTGAAGCTTGTTTTTCGATCTTATCTATTTTATCAGATAGATCATTAAACATTTGTTTCATAACAGGATCATCGTTTAAATTAGATTTTTTGCGCTTTAATGCGGATACAGTTAAATACACTGCTGCATTTTTTGCAAGATCGCTTATGAATGATTCGTCAATTTTATCTTTCTTAGACATTGTAAACTCCCATTTGTTAGACGGATTAGTACAAGAATAAATATGAAAAGATGTTAATATTTCCTACTTTGATGCCTTGTTGACACGTTCATTTTCTGTTTTCTTCTGTTTAACCAGTTGATCCATATAGAACCTTCTAAGATGTAGCGGCATATCGTATGCTTCGCTGAATGAAATTGATCCTTCGCTAAAATAACTTAGCTGGAAAATCATTTCATGTATTTTAGGTCTATATTCCGGGGTTACCGGGAGGGCCAAAAGAAATTTACTGAGATCGGTAAATCAACAGTAACTTCTGCACCACATGAAGGACACGCATAACCAGTATCGAATTCAACATCCGGCTGATACTCGATATAATGTTCTCTAAATTCTCTAGAATCCATTGCGAATAACTCATTTTGAATAAAATTATTAATATAAGTAGGATCTTTTTCACCATCTACGCTAATAATTTGGTATCTAAGACGAGTTGTTACTTCGGGTTGAACTTTTCCAACATGTTTAGAAACTCTTTCAAGTTCTTTCTGAATACCTGTTTCATCTTTTTGTGTAAGATATTTGTATTCTAGGGTTCGTTTTGAATTAGGAAGTTCAAACGTAAAAGAATTACCATTTTGATAATCTTCTTCGTTGATCTCTTTATACTCTAGTGCTGTAAGATCAAATTCGCAATCTGTTTCAATATTTGCACATTGAGGACAAGTTACATCGGTTGAATAGTTTTTACCATATCCAAATATCCGAGTTGCTAACATGACAGCGTTTTTATCTCCAATCAATAAGTCATCAAAATTAACTTTTGTTGTTATTACTGATTTTAACAGTTCATCTATCACTAGGCCTTTTTGTATGAGATTACTTGATGTAAGGATATCTTCCTCCCTAGCAGTCATGTATTTAATCTCGATTGTCCCTTGTTCTAGAGGGTGACCTTTTGGATAAAGAAGACCTTTGCTAGGGAGATCCACGATTTCCGATGGAAATTTCGATTTCTCAATTTCCTTAGACGCCTGTGAGGACACAGGGCCCTTTGTTATAGGTTGTTTTGCCATTATAACTCCTTGATGTTAACCTTTAATATATATACATCTAACAATAACAATTTTGGTACAATTAACGAATAAAGAATGCCACAACTTCATTCTTAATTGATATGTGATTATACGATTATTAGAATTGTAATATAGCGTAATCGTAGCGAAGTGTTAATGTAATATTAACTGGATCAGTTGTGCTCCAATCCATTTCACCAAAGTTAGCAGACTCTATATAAGTTCCAACTAACTGCCATTCTTCAACAATATCTCCGACTGGTCCGAGAACGTTGAAAGTAACATTTTTCTTATAAAAATCTGAGTAGCCATCGCGACCTGTTACAGATTCATGGGATAATCTTACCCATTCCATACATGCCTGTGCAGCAGATGGTACAACAGGGTCATAAAGTGTAATATCTAAAGTTTGCCATTCGCCTTTACCTTTAACATATCGTTTTGTATTGATATGGTCCAGTGTAACTGATTCAAATGTGATTGTTGGTCGTGCAGCAGCTTTAATTGTATAAGCAGGAATTCCCTCTATATACATGATAAACCGATTTTGAGTTTTCGGTTCAAATTGTGTGAACATTATATCGTTCGGATCAATTAATTGTGGCATTCTAATTCTCCATTAAAGTATATTATTTGATTATAAATATTAGGAACCGGAGAAAAAACGAGACATAAAAAAGCCCAGATCAATTAAGTCCGGGCTTTTTTATATGTGTACCTAGTTGGGTTAAGCTGGGAAGCTTGCTCCAGTAGGTTGTACAACGAAGTCTAATACAATGAACTCTGCAGTACGTGTCGGCTGAACAAAGATCTGACCAACTAATTGGTTTCGATCTATTACGTCAGGCGTATTATTAGAATCATCCATAACAACTCTAAATGCAGACAGACCAGAATTGGACTGTACTGATTCTAAGTAAGGATTAACAATGTTTAAGAACCTGTTACGTGTAGCAACAGTATTCTGTTCAAATACTAAATATCTACTTGAAGAAGCAATAAATTTCTTCAATCTGATTAATAGTCTTCTTACATTGATTCTATCAAGAGCAGAAGGTTTAGCTTGTAAGGTTTTCTGTCCGAAAACTACAACACCTTGACCTGGAAATGAAGCAATAGGATTAATTCTATCTTCATATAGAAGATCACGCTCGGCGTGAGTTAATCTTGTTTTTGCTTCAATTACGTTGCTCAATCCACCTCTATTCAAACCGGCAGGAGCAAACCATTCATGAGCGACTCTGTCGTTCTGAGAATATACTCCTGGTAATACTACTGAAGGTGGTACCCAAGTTGGCAAATTAATACTATCATCAAGTACTTTCACCCATGGATAATATGTTGCTGCATAATTGGTATCTAGCGTTGATACAGCATTAGTAGTAGCTGATATGTTCGCTGACCAAGTAGATGCATCGAATACATAAAAGCTATCGCCTCTAGCTTCGACAACTGATATTCCATGATTGATTGGGTTTGGATGTAATGTGTAAATCAAGCCTGGTGTGACAAGCATATTGATGTCAAACTCGTCCTGATTACTTACTGCATCCATAGCACGCTTATAAGCTACTGATCCACTTGCAGTTGCAGTTGAACAGTCAAAGCCTTGCTGATTGGTTGCAGTGATATTACCCGCTGTTTTCTTTTCTTTCGCTGGATTAGCTCCATCAAATCCACCTTGGAAAGGGATAACAAACTTATGCTGCGCAACATTTGAAGATCCAAGTGCTATATTTGAAGCACTTGTTACAAACGTTGAAGATCCAGCAAAATCTGCTGCTGTAGCATCGGTATGACCAGTCATGTCATTCAAGCTGAATGTCACATTTGCATATGCCTTAGCTGCAGTGTCTACAGGTCCAAGAAATTGTCTGTTATCTTGACTTGAATAATTAAAGCCATGGAAAACGGTCGTGTCAAATGCGGACGTTGTAGAGTTTACCTGTCCAGTTGTAAACGATACGGCTACTTCTGAACTTGAGTTTGCTTTTGATGACGAAACATGTGATTGAATTACAGCAGCATGACCAAATGGTACATACGACTTAGGCTTATTACCTGCTTGTATATCAGTAGCATCAGAAATGTAAATATATTTAGACATGTTTGGCCAATCACCATTGTAGGTGAGTTTACCATTTGTGTCTATTGTTACATATCTATCACCGATCTTACGAGCAAAATAATTAGCGGCTGTTGGATCCATACTTAAATTGTCAAACTGTTCAACAATTGTATCATCAGATTCTTTCCACGTTTGCGTATCAATTGAGCGTACTTGAACAGAAAAGGTACCATAATCAGAACCAGCTACTGTGCCGGCTTTTTTTACATTGAGGATACCTACTTTATAGCTTGTTTGAGTATCAGTTTCACCATGTGACCTTAATTTTACTTTAAAAAGGTCATCAGTTGCACCATCAATTTTTTGTGAAGTAATCATTGGTGTTGATGCGTTTTGATAATCTTGGGCTAGTGAAATTGTTCCTATTTCTGTATCTACGGTTGCAGAAGCACTAGTTAAGTTACTTAATGCGGCTGCCTTATATACTTTATAAAGATACCATGGTGCCGTAGCGCCAGCAGCTTTTGTTGATAATGGACTTTTACTAAATACATTTTCAACCCACTTTGCATTGGTTGTAGTTAATGAGGCTGAAGTGACATAAGATCCACTTACTACTTCAAAGCCCCCAACTGTACCTGATACAGTTGTTCCTGCAAAAGTTGCAGTTGCGTCCGTTGCATTTGGTGCTAACACGGCATAGGTTTTATAATTGGCAGATCCTGAAGATCCTGAAGCATGAGCTCCAATTGCAATTTGTCCTACGCTATATCCACCTAATCCAAGAACACGTACTATTGTTACCGTACCAGCACTGCGCAAGTACTCTCTTACGGTAAACGGAACGTATAAATCTTGAGATAGACCTCCAAACATTTCTTTAAAATCAGTAAAATTACGAATAACTGTCGGTACAAATGCAGGACCTTTTTTGGTTGGTCCTATAATTGCTGCACCGATAGCTGCAATTCCTTGAGGTAGAAATGACAAGTCTTTTTCTCGAGTAAATACGCCTGGTGAGACGATTCTCTCGGCCATTGAATTTCTCCGGTTAATTAACGTTAATGATTGTCGTTACAGACAATATATTTCTTTAATAAATATATTCCCTAAACGTCAAAATGCTGTTTATGATAGTTAATCATCTGCAGGTTTATCATCTGCAGCAACTGGTTGAACTTCATTCGGCGTAAAAACTCCTGTAGCCGGATCTAAAGACCCTTGACCATACTTGTCGTTTAACGTTTTAGCTAAGTCTGCCTCACTATTCTGCATTTCGGACAGTTTTAATAACATATCCGTTTCGGCTTGTTCAAGTGTCTCGTGTTGTTTTTCGTGGGCTATTTGTTGAAGCTTTAATGCGCCCATAGACATCTGCAAATTTCTATATTGCGTTTGAATCTCATTAAGCGACTTCATTTCCTCATCGGTGAATTTTATTTCAGCCATGATTATTCTCCTTGTTTATGTTGTTTGTTTGCAACCACTCATTTATATAGTCATTTAAGTCTAAAGACGGTTGCCATCCAAGTCTTTCATGTGCAACTGTATAGTCGCATAGTGTTTTATCATATTCTCCTTTTCGTGGAGGAAGATAAGTTTTCTCTAAACCAAACATATCTGCTAGTTCATTGATGGAATGATTTTTTCCACGTCCTAACTCGAATATATCCGCTCGGTTATTTTTTGTCATTAATAATATAAGTGCATCTGTTATATCAGATACGTGTGTAAAATCTCTTCGTTGCTCACCATTCCCAGTAATAGTCAAAAGTTGATTATTTAAAAATTGATGTTGAAATATACCAACAACTGCTGCATAATCACCTGTTAATATTTGGTGGGGTCCATATACATTGTAAAATCTACATATGCTCGTGTTAATATCATAAACTCGTGAATAAAGCTTGCATAATTCTTCACCAGTCCATTTTGACCATGAATATGGGCTACCATATAATCCGTGATGGTATGAGCTAGATCCTGAATAAATAACTTGAACATTGTTTAATCGGGCATATTCAAGAATATTAAGAGTTGAAATAAAATTGTTCTTTATTGTCCGATCTGGATGTACTAACGACGGTTGAATTCTCGCTAATGCTGCCAAGTGGTATATACAATCTATTTTTTTAATTTGCATGGTAAGTAAAATTTCGTCAAAAGGAGTATCATCTGATAAATCGAAATCCCAATACTTACACCCGTCTATTTCATTTTCTCGAGTACCCGTTGAATAATTATCAATTGATAAAACTCTGTGTCCTTGGTTTACTAATTTTTTTATCAAATTTGTACCGACAAATCCTGCACCGCCTGTAACTAATATGTTTTTCATGCTTATCCTTTATTCTATTAAATAATTAAATGCTATAGTTGCTCGTAAATCGTCAACTTCATTTTTTTGAACAAAGTGTTCTAATACACTCGGCCAAATAACGATATCACCTTCTTTTGCTTCAGAAAAAAACCAATTATTAAAAAGTGTTCCATTGCCTCTGAAATCTTGACTACTTCTTAAAAGATCGGCAATTGGTCCTTGCGTATATAAAGCTCTTCCAAGTGACTGAAGAGGGTTTATAAAGGTTGTTGGTTTATGTACTTCTTTATCATATTTAAGTAGATGTAAAACAGAAAAATGATCTGGTATATGATCATGTACTTGAGCAGATTGATTTTTTCCATACGCAGTGTACCATGGTTCACCAGAAATTTGCCAATTTGGATACTGACCGAAATATTCATTATGGAACTCATTAACATATTTCTTATAAACTTCTATACACGGCCACCAGTCAATTGTATGATCCATATCATATGAAGTATCAACATACCAATCAGGACTGTTATCGCCTTGCGCGCGGCCCTGTTCAATTTGCGGCAGCATATAGGATTTTAATTTATTATGTTCTTGTATGGAAGTAGTCCATATGAACGGGGAAAAAATATTTTTAAATTTCGATTTCATGATTACAACATTCGTGCCTAGATTCTATACAATGGGCAACGTTACCTGGGTTTGCGTCGCAATTACAAATAGTACATCCACAAACTTTATCGTCTATCAAATCACCTGTATGAAATGGTGATCCAAGTCGTCGATAATACACATCAATAGCTTCTATCGTTTCAGTCCAAGATGCGTGTTCTGCGTCAAGTTGACCTGGTGGACATTCATCAGAAGTTACTGAAAATCTACCCGGGAGAAATAAATTTTTGAACATGTAAGCTTTTTGCTGGAGTTGATGTTCTTGTACATAGTAAATAAAGTCGTCTCCATGGAAAATAGACCACTTTCGCGGGATAGAGTGATGGGTAGATTTTCTTATCATAAAAAAACAACCAAAACCAAAATATCGACCATGAAAGTTTCTAACTATTTTAATTTCATCATCATCATTATTCGTAATCGTTTCAGATTGACAAATATGACGTGGATCCACGGTAATTGTTGAATACTTTAGGTTGTTAAGATCAAGTGCACTAAGGCATTTAAATAATGGTTTAAAATTAATAGTAACATCATCATTCATTATTATCACATGTTCATTGGCTGCTATATCAACACCAATATTCCATGCTGGATTAACACCTAGATTTTTACGGGGCTTAATTACGTTTATAATATCAGATGTATAATCGGAATTTGAATTATCTATTAAAATAAATTCAGTATCTGGATAGTCATGTGCATTATCTTCATACGATTTTAACGTGTGACGTAATGAGTCCGGAGCTTTCCAAAGTGTAGGTATAACTATTGTGACCATATTGCTTCTCCATGGATATAGTTAACATAATTTTCTTCATCGCCGTACTTAGATTCTACGTTCCCGGGATAACTAGGGTTTTCTTCATACGCCCAGTCTTTTAATCCAAAATCTTCAAATCTTTTTGCAATATCTTCATTATAATGCTCTTGTATAGTTCTAACTCTTCGTTGTATGTCACGTCTTGACGTGCTATGTGTATTTGTATTCAAGCCATCATTATATATGAATTGAATGTAAGCGAGTCTAGGTATTAAGCACATTTTAGTTGATAAAAAAGTTCTAACGAGAAGTTCATAATCGTCCGCTATTGATAATCCTCTATTGTGACCACCTATTTGAAAATATAAATCTCTTCTCCAAGATCTTATATGGTTTGGTACACCTACAATGTGTCTTATCGTTTTTGGGTTTAAGTTTGGTGTAATTTGAACACTAAACTTTCTTCCCATTACAGTTTCGTCTCTATATTGACCGTATCCACATGCAAAGCCTTCACCGTATTCTAATGACACCCAATCTTCATCAACTTCAACACTGTCAGTATAATAAAATCCAGCGTCAGGATAAGCTTCCATCGCATCATATAACATTTGTGTAGCCTCTGGTGTTAAATAATCGTCATGGTCTAATTCCGCTAATAATTCTCCCTTGCATAGTACTGCTGCTCTGTATTTCGCTTCTCCAACTATTCCGCCGCTCTTATTAACAAAATCATATAACTTTACTCGTGGATCCATTTTTGCAATTTCTTCAGCAATAGAGATAGTTACATTACCATCCGTTGAATCATTTACGAGTACCCATTCCCAATATGGATTTGTCTGATTCTGTAAAGACTGATAGGTGTGTCTAAGTCTTTCGCCTGTATTGTATATTGGCGTAAACCAAGAAACCATGTCTTTCTGTACATCATTTACTAGTATGTTGTACATTGCAACCCGATATGCAGCATCGCCGGCCTTTTTAAGACTTTCTTTGCTGTCGATATCAGATGCGGTAAACCATTTATTTCTAACTTCAAGTCCTTGATTATATAATTCAGGAACTTTTAAAGGATCATCCGTTAAAGTTATTATAGCATCCGGGTTAAATGAATAGAGATGTTCAGATATGTTATTATCATTCTTTAAATGTAAAACATTTAAATCGCTATCTTCCCAGTCTACTGGTTGATCTGACTTTAACATTGGTTTACCTGGGCCAATATACATAACTTTTGGAACAAACTTATTTGGTGAATTAACCAAGTAGTTATAATAACATAATTCTCTATCAATAAAAGTGAACCAATCTGGATGATCGATATGTATTTTTTCAACTAATTTTCCATCCGCTGCATAGTCACCTATAAAATTATAAACCTTAAATATTGAAGAATGCCATGTTATTTGTGCTAAATCAACATGTTGATATTTAGTATTGTCCGGGGATGCCTGTCGATACTCTTGACCAGTAAAGTCTTTGAAATTGACAAATTGATTTCCAATAATTATTTTATCTGGATGTTTAACTTTTGTGTGTTCATGCGCGTACATTTCTTCATAATAATTAGGATGTAACATGTTATCATCATCAAGATAATAGACCCATCCAGTAGAGAATTGTTTAACAACAGGCATTGACTGAGGATAAAGTAAATCACCTTTCTGACCTTTAATGTAATGAAGAGTCGTTCGAGAGTCTAATGATAAATTTTCAATAAGTTCTGCCGGTATGTCTCGTATCACTGAAGTATCAAATAAAATATGCCAGGAAATATTATGGCCGAATTTATTATCGTATATGCTTTGCTGTATTTTTGCTAGATTGTCTAGTCGTGTACAGCGTGTTATAATGTCAATCTTCATTAGAATTCCACGTTAAAAAAGAATATATGAAAGAATCGTGCATCTGTAAGGGTTGCTCCAAAGTGTTGTGTTGCAGAATGTATATTAAACGAATTAAATAGTACTAATCTATTAAAAACGTTTCCAATTCTGTCAGTTTCTGTAAATTTATATCGACTATAAAAATTGTCATTGAATACTTTCTCGTATTCCGTGGTATCTGGTCCATTGGGATCATACTTCCTTTTTTCTGATATTTTGCTTTGATATAAACTCGTTCCGGAATCGAACGGAGCATCTGGTGTTAAATATACCAAGCCGGCCATGATATTTTCATCGACATGATGAACTATAGGATCGCTTCCTATTACATATTGAAATTGACCATTTCTTAAATTTGGATTATTCCAATCGAGTATATTCGTACCCAATATTTTTTCGAATTTCTCTTGTGTTCCAAATAAAGTCCATGGTGCGGTAGAAAGGCCTCTGTGATACTCTTTCTCTTCAAACTGTAAATTATTGATAGCAAAGTTTCTGATCGCCATGGGATCTTCATAAAAATTATCGACAACTATAATCTCTTTAGCATCAGTATTATGGAATCCAGAACCATATACGTAAAACTTTTCAAGTGTACCTAATTTTGAAGTTACTTCACTGGTGCCCGAATTATATTTGACATATAAAGGATCAAATGCTTGACTCGAATCAGAAATAGGAAATTGAACTTCCCACGCTTCTTGTATGATTATACCTTGTGTTGCATATTCATCAATAACGTCTTGGCGAAGGTTGTCGCTTATTACAACTTTTTGTGTTCCAAGCAAAAGCTCATTTATTTTATATTTTGATGCAATCCATCCATTAAATAAATTATCTTCTATGAATATAAAAACGCCATCATCAAAAGTTTCATGGCAAAATATATTTTCAGGTCTTAACATTACGTTGTTCCTTCTTTTGTTATACGACTGACTGGATTGAAGCGTTCTTCATCGTTTAATTCTTCTTCTGATAATTTATAAGAGTTTTTTCTTTTAACAAAAACTTCATCATGATCGGCCGTATGATATGTTCTACAAATTTGTTTAGCTTTGTCAATTGACTCATTTAATACAGGATGTATATTGCGTTCAAAAAATTGTTGATGTTGTGAAAATTGCCCAAAATCATTATCATCAGTACAAGAATAGCACCACATTTTTATAGGAGTCATTAATCCGTATTTACAAGATCCACAGCCTGTTGGTTGAAGTAATTGTAAATCGTACGAGTATCCGTCGCCGTGTATAAATTTTCCAAATTTTGGAAATACAGATTTTATGTTATAGCCTTTAGATTCAGCATGTATTTCGGCTTGACCCCAATCGACATGATCTTTATGTTCTGAAGGTACTCCTTTCTCATCATAAAATTCCTTTAACGGAAATATTCCGGTGGTGAAATACTCACTATTTCGTCGAATATGTGGATTGTTTGAATATTCACGTTTAAGAAGTCTTATAAATTCAATACCGTTAAAAGTATCTACTTTGTCCACATTTTCATTCTGAATCCAATACCCATAACCATACTGTCTATCATCAGTATCATCTATATATTTTCGTAAAACTATTTGTGAAATATCTACATTGGTATCGAGATATTTTAAAGATGTTGATAGCCAATCTTTAGGTATAAATGATACATGTTCAGGAACACAAAACCAATCTCCCTCTAAAAATAATGTATACTCGTATTCACTTGAAATCTGATTTAATTTATTAATTCCTGCCCCAACACCTAAATTGACTTCTGAATGTTCAAAATGCCAATTAATATTTGAAAATTCTGACGTTATTTGTGTGGCAAAAGTTTTCCAATTATCTGTAGATCCATTAACAAGTACATACCAATCTAATTCTTGATTTAAATCAGTGTTAGTCATAAAATATTGTATTGTAGATTTAAGCAATCTTTTTCTATCTTTAGCATTATGTACTAATGTATTAATACAAAACTTTTTCATGTTATCTCCATTTAGGTCCTTCAAACCATCCAACTAAACTATGTCGTAACCCCTCTGTCACTGGTGAGACTGCATGTTGCAGAAATGATGGGAAAAAAATAACTGTACCTTTTTGAGCCATTTCATATATTTGTTGATCATGCAGCGGTTGATTAGAAGAAGTAAACTCTAATGTTCCACCTGTATACTCAGTATTTTCTGATAATTGTACTACCGCTGAAAGTTTTCTATGAAAAGGAGCTTCTGTAACCCAAAACACGTCTATATGTTCTGTATAAAACTGTGGATTTTCAGTATTGCCTATATATTCTGTAAATTGGAATGCTGGCAATGTAGATATATGAAAATTGAACCACTCTTCATTGCACTGAATAGCAAGTTTCCACATTTTATCAAATATCCAATTACTGCCAGGTTCGTCTTTATCAATGAACCTTAGATTGCTATTTCTATATGTAAAATCTCTTCTAGAGTCAACTCCATAAGAACCATCACCTAAAAAACCAGTAGTTAAATCGTAAGTTTTACCCAATTTAACTATTTCATCACACTCGTCACTTGTAAAAGCATTACTATAATAACACCATTCTGTATTCAAAAAAAACCTCTATTATTTATAATATATATTTATCTAACACGTAAAAAACAGAAAATTATCTGATATTTGTTATTAATCCTTTTGTCACGGTAACTGTATAACTAGTTCTAGAGTTTAAATTCCATGTTGTAGAATAAGTGCCGGATCCTGCAGGTCCTTGTCTTCCTTGTGGGCCAGTACTTCCAGCACCACCTGTTGGACCTGTATTTCCAGTTGGGCCTAGTGGTCCTTGTCTACCTTGATTGCCTTGAAAACCCTGATAGCCTCTAGGACCAGCTGGTCCTGTAGTTCCAGTTGGACCAGTATTTCCTGTTGGGCCTAGTGGGCCTGTTAGGCCTTGTGGTCCGGCTACATTCGAACCTGGACCGATTGGTCCTTGACGACCTTGAGTACCTGTACCGCCTGTTGGGCCTGTACTACCTTTTGCGCCTGTACTACCCTTTGCACCGGTATCACCTTTTGCACCAGTTGGACCTGTATTTCCAGTTGGGCCTAGTGGTCCTTGTCTACCTTGATTGCCTTGAAAACCCTGATAGCCTCTAGGACCGAGTGGACCTATATTTCCTGTTGGTCCTGTTGGGCCTAATGGTCCTTGTCTTCCTTGATTGCCTTGAAAACCCTGATAGCCTCTAGGACCTGTACCGCCTGTTGGACCTGTACCGCCTGTTGGACCAGCAGCTCCTGTACTACCCTTTGCACCAGTAGCTCCTGTAGCGCCTTGTGTACCTATTGCGCCTGTGTTACCTCTGGGACCCGTATTTCCAATTGGACCTAATGGTCCCTGTCTTCCTTGATTACCTTGAAAACCCTGATAGCCTCTAGAACCTGTACCGCCTGTTGAGCCTGTATCGCCTTTTGCACCTGTACCGCCTGTTGGACCTGTATTACCTTGAGCACCTCTATCACCAGTACTACCTTTTGCACCGGCAGCACCAGTTGGTCCAACATTTCCAGTTGGGCCTAATGGTCCTTGTCGGCCTTGGTTGCCCTGATTACCTTGATAACCTCTAGGTCCTATATTTCCTGTAGGTCCTATATTTCCTGTAGGTCCTATATTTCCTGTAGGTCCGAGTGGGCCTTGTCTTCCTTGATTACCTTGAAAACCTTGATAACCTCTAGGACCGGTATCACCTTTTGCACCAGTTGGACCTGTATTTCCAGTTGGGCCTAGTGGTCCTTGTCTACCTTGATTACCTTGATTTCCTTGATTTCCTTGAAAACCTTGATAACCTCTAGGACCGGTACCACCTGTACTACCTTTTGCACCTGTACTACCTTTTGCACCTGTACCGCCTGTTGGACCTGTAGTACCGGTTGGGCCTAATGGTCCTTGTCTTCCTTGATTACCTTGAAAACCCTGATAGCCTCTAGGACCGATTGGTCCGGTTGGTCCGGTTGGTCCTGTATTTCCCTGAGCACCCCTATTACCTAATGGTCCGGTTGGGCCTAATGGTCCTTGTCTACCCTGATTACCTTGATTACCTTGAAAACCCTGATAACCTCTAGAACCTGTTGGGCCTGTACCGCCTGTTGAGCCTGTATCGCCTGTTGCACCAGTGTCACCTTGAGCACCTGTTGTACCAGTACTACCTTTTGCACCGGCAGCACCAGTTGGTCCAACATTTCCAGTTGGGCCTAATGGTCCTTGTCGGCCTTGGTTGCCCTGATTACCTTGATTGCCTTGAAAACCCTGATAGCCTCTAGAACCTGTATCGCCTTTTGCACCTGTACTGCCTTTTGCACCGTCGCCACCAGTTGGGCCTAATGGTCCTTGTCTACCTTGATTGCCTTGATTGCCTTGAGGACCAAGTGGACCTTGTCTTCCTTGATTACCTTGGTTGCCTTGTGGTCCAAGTGGTCCAAGTGGTCCTTGACGACCTTGGTTGCCTTGATTGCCTTGAGGACCCTGTGGTCCTTGACGACCTTGATTTCCTTGATTGCCTTGAAAACCTTGATAACCTCTAGGACCGGTATCGCCTGTACTACCTTTTGCACCTGTACTACCTTTTGCGCCTGTATCTCCTTTGTCACCAGTTCTAGCAAATGTAATTATACATTCTTCACCACTACTAAATGGCGAACTATCAGATGAAGCTACAACTGCTCCAGTAACTTCAAAATATCCAGTTCCCTCTGACACCCTGGTGATCGTCATAAGAATAAACTGATCACTATCGGTCTTATTTGACATTTTAAAATGACCCTTAATTGTAGACGTAGAATCATCAATAGTTCTCAAATAGGTTTGTATATCTTCTCCACCGACGTCAGCATCATCTATAGACATAACAGTTGAAGAATTTTGAGTAGAATTATTTAATGAAAAAAATCCAGCGCCCGGGTCTGCCGTACTAGTTGATGTATTAAATTTATATTCGAATGTGGACCCTCCAAAATTACCTTCTGGTCCTTGTCTGCCTTGAGCGCCTGTTGTACCTGTAGTGCCGGTATTTCCTATTGGTCCTTGATTGCCTTGGTTGCCTTGATTTCCTTGATTGCCTTGAGGTCCGAGTGGTCCTTGACGACCTTGACGACCTTGATTTCCTTGATTGCCTTGAGGTCCGAGTGGTCCTTGACGACCTTGATTTCCTTGATTGCCTTGAGGACCCTGTGGTCCTTGACGACCTTGGTTGCCTTGATTTCCTTGTGTACCTGTAGAACCTTTTGCTCCTGTAGCTCCTGTAGCGCCTCTTGTACCGTCAGCGCCAGTTGGACCCTGTCTTCCTTGTCTTCCTTGGTTACCTTGGTTGCCTTGGTTACCTTGTACGCCGGCATTTGCAACATATGTATGAATATTCTCTACATCATCGCGCATTTCTTCTATGGAAAGTGCTAACGGTGCAGTATAAAAAGCTACTCCCTGATCAAAAATATATGACCCTGAATCTCTTGATTGAGATATTTGATCATAAAACTGTTCTGAAACGACATGCTCATCGGATGCTTTTACATATGTATGAACGGCTGCATCAGCCCTTACACCAGATCTGTCAAATGAAACATCGGAAGAACTCGAAATTGCAGATTTATGTGTTGAAGTACTAGCTTTAACAAATAATTTTTTCCTAAATGATAAAGATGACTTTAAACTAGGAGGGCTAGCCATTTACTATCTCATTTATTTTATTCATTTTTCGGTTTCCTTTGAATTATAAATAATGTTATTAAGCGGCCGTTGTTGCCTTTCCATAATATTGACCGCTTCTATAACCATTTGTAGATACTGTTGTATTCATCATACAAGGTAATCTTCTACCATCATAAAAAGCATAAAATATCACCATTGGCTCCTGACTAGGTACAGACCATTGTATATTCCCGGTAAAAATATTGTTATTAAAATCTAAAGGAACCATTCCTGTTTCCCCTGCAGCATCACCTATAATACTTGTACTTCCAAATGGATCTAGAGATTTATTAAAGTCCGCATTTGAAGGTTCATCCCCCTGTACAAAAGCTACAACCCTAATATAAGCCGGCATTTGATGATTAGTGGAAGAAGGAGAGGCTGTACTGGTTAGTAAAGAATCAATATCAGAAATTTCAAAGTCTATCTCACTATCATCTGATCCTTCATTACTAAAAGATAAGGACCCAGGATCATTGTCCATTACACTTAATACACAAGCACCCCTGGCTGCATAAGTCGATTCTCTATCCATAGACCAAAATATTTCACTATCCAGCTTTTCAGTACCACCACCAGGGGAAATAGTATTATGAAATTCAGCATGAGTATCACTAACTCTTAAATATTTATCTGTAGTATCACTTTTTTCTCTTGCGATCCATCTCCATGCTTTGTTTTGTTTACCTAGGTTATATGTTACACCCTTACTATCGTCAGCTGTTGGACCATGGTCCGCAAAATATACGCCAGCTCGAGGATGAGTGGCAAACTGGGACAAAAAAGTACCCGGGGTAGAAACGTGCATTTCAGAATGTTGCTGATTAAATTGTCCCCAGTTAGCAACATCTTGAAGAAGGTGCTCAAATTCCCGGATGCCTGAAGATCCGCCTTCAATCATGAGCATTGAGTTATCTGCGGTTCCACCTCCTAGGCCGGCCGCATCAAAATGTACTCGTTGTGGATTTGTATTAATAGTAGAATTATCATCCGCGGAGCTTCCAAGGGTCCACCTTACAGCTTGTAGAGTTCTTGCATCAGTAGTTTGTTGACTTGCTCTATCTACGTAAAGCTGTGTAAATCCAGCAGGATAAACAGGAAATATTCCCATACCCCTACAAGATTTTCCATCATTAATAAGTGGTCCAGTGCCAGCAGCAGCAGTGGGATACATGAAACCTAAATCCCCGCCAGATACAGTAATAGCCGTGGGTGCCCCAGATGAATCTAATGTTATTTTTGATACAAATGGGCAATAATAAGTTGAGCTATAATAAACTTTATTAAAAGAAAATATCAGATATCTAGCACCCCCATAAGTACTCCCATCTGAAGCATTAACTACAGTTGTATTTCCCGGACCATAATGTCTCCACTTACTACTGTAGGATACAGAGTTCGCCGGTAATTCGCCGGAATCTAAAGTCCAAGAACTGGGCCAACTATTATAAGCCGTAGCTAAACTCTTATGTGTTACCTTTATCTTATTTACATTGGATGATTCTGGAGATACACCTCCTATTATAAGAGTATCATCTATAATGTCTAAGAAAGTAGCCTCAGGGTAGGTGGCATTCCCACCGAAAGCGGGCGAAGAACTACTAGTCCATTCCTTACCCAATAAAAAATTGGCTGTCGCCCAATAGGTGGAATCATATTCATTGCCATCTCCTCCGTCATTATTAAAATAATAATATCTCAATTTACAAGTAGTACCCCTATATCCGTATATAATATGCAAAGCTCCATAAGCATCCCTTTTTATAAGGGGCCATACATTATAATCATAATTACCTGTATGAGAAAAAATAGTAGCTGCCGATGCTATAACAGTAAAGCTTGTTCCCCCATTATATTTAAGTACGGCCCTTCTCATCCCAATCTTTCTCGTACACCATATAACTAAAAGAACATCCCATTTAACCCAATAAGCAATAGGGAAATAAGAATATTTACTAGTATAGTAGGTAACTAAATAATTATCTTCTATTTTGGAATCATCATTACCTAACATAGCCAATCTTATATCATAATAAGTACTACTGCTTTCTTTACTAATGTATGGAATAGCAGTATAACCATAATAAGGATTGGCACCATTATCTTCAGCTTTAGTATCTTTAATCACAAATGGGTTTTTATGCGACCAAAAACCATGAGTATATTTTCGATTAATAGCTGATCCATCATCTATATCATGGTTTCCGCCCATTAGTTGAAATCCGTAAGCCATTAAATTAGGTCTCCTATTACTTCCATTAAAGATTCATATTTATATTCAGTGTAGCAATCCATAGCTACAAGATCATCATGATAACTCCTATATGGTATAAAGACATTTAAATAGTATTGGGAAATTACCTCTGTACCGTTTTCTGTAGTTATTGAAGAATCCCAGGTTATAGAATTATCATTTTTATATGCTTCAACAATCGTATTATCTGAAATAATAAAGACATCTTTCAATGCGGATTGCTCTTCATTCGTAAAGTCGTCAAAAAGATTATCCGCTGTCCATTGAAAGTAGTCATCATAAAATTGAGATAAAGTTTTACCATTAGATAAAGTTGTACTAAGAGATAGAGACACAAACAATTCCGTTAGACATAGATGATGCAGATGCATAGATTCTAAACCAAACATTTCCGGAAGTAGACAATGAACCATCTGTTTCTAATCTTTCTGTAGTATCAAAAGTTTCACTTGTTAAATTAGTAACACTGGACCAAGATCCACCAATACTGGTTTTGTATTGAACAGTTATTGTTGCTGTCCCTGTTGAACAAACTCTATAAAGGTTTACTGTAGTGAATGCGCCCATACTAGCATGCTTGGGTAAAGTATACCATGTTCCAGCAAATCCACCTGCTAAATCCCAACTAAATATTGTAGTTGCTGCACCAGCTGGACCTGTATTTCCAGTTGGGCCTGTATTTCCTGTTGGTCCTGTATTTCCTGTTGGTCCTGTATTTCCTGTTGGTCCGAGTGGGCCTTGACGACCTTGATTACCTTGATAACCTTGATAGCCTCTATCACCCTGTGGTCCTTGACGACCTTGATTACCTTGATAACCTTGATAACCTCTAGGTCCTTGTGGTCCGATTGGGCCTTGACGACCTTGATTACCTTGAAAACCTTGTGGACCGATTGGGCCTTGACGACCTTGATTACCTTGAAAACCTTGTGGACCGATTGGGCCTTGTCTGCCTTGAGGACCGATTGGGCCTTGTCTGCCTTGAGGACCGAGTGGTCCTTGACGACCTTGATTACCTTGATAACCTTGATAACCTCTAGGACCGTCTGGACCGTCTGGTCCAAGTGGTCCTTGACGACCTTGATTACCTTGAAAACCTTGTGGTCCAAGTGGGCCTTGACGACCTTGATTACCTTGATAACCTTGATAACCTCTAGGACCGTCTGGACCGTCTGGTCCAAGTGGACCTTGATTACCTTGAAAACCTTGTGGTCCAAG